ACTAAATATGCGCCTGCGGAAAGCACCTTAATGTTCTAACCGGGTGGCCCCCTCGCCCCCTCGCTCGGGCTTGTACCCCCGGATATGTACGTTATCGCTGTGCCTACGCGGGCGCGGGGCGCGTACCCGGTCGGTCGGTCGGTGTGTCGCTCCGGTGGCCCGTCCCGTCCCGTCCCGTCCCGGTCGCTCCGGTCGCTCCGGTCGTACTGGGCCGTATATCCGTCTCTCGCCCCCCGCGCGGGCCGTACTGGGCCGTCTCACACCGTCCATACGGGCCGTTATCCCGACTCTCGGGCCACCTGAAAACGGCGCATTTGGCAAGTACGGGCCGTCTCTCGTCCGTCCGTCCGTCTCTCGTCCGTCCCGCGCGGGGTACGTCGGGGTTCCGTCTCGTCCCGTCTCGCCCGCGCTACCCCTATCCGTCCGTCTCGGGGGCCGTATCCCCCGGTATCACCACTTACAGGTGTTTTGTTAATTCGGTGTGTGTCTGACTATGTGGGTGTTTGTCGTGGGATTATTTTACCCGTGTTTTACCGCATCGAGGCTTGTACCCTCCGCGCTTGCCACTTTCAAATTTTTATCCTTTATATACTCTTACTGTATATATCTCTCTGTTTTATGATATACTCCCGTCTTGTGTCGCACCTATCCGTCCGTCTCGGGGCTTGTACCCTCCGGGTTCGACGGATTAATAGGACTGCTCGGTTTATCTTACACAACCTTTATATACTTACCCCCATTTGGGTAGAATGTCGCTTGACGAAAGCGGCCCCGGCCCCTCTCGGAGCGGGCCGGGATAGTTCGCCCCGGTCGGACGGGCCTACGGTGGCCCGGACGGTCGGAACGTTCCCGGCCCCACGGTCGGGGGAACCCTCCGGGGTTCGGACGCTAAGCGTCCGTCCCTCCGGTGGCCCCCCGGTGGCCCGGACGCAAAAAGACGGCCCCCCTCCGGGGGCCGGGACAAAGACGGGAAACCCGTTAAATGCGGGGTACGTCGCCAAATGCGTATCCCTCCGAGGTTTCCCCAGTACGCTACCACCCTACGACGGAACTACTACCACGTTCCCCCCGAACGGTCGGGGGCGGGTTAGTAGGCCCGTGGGTAGGTTCGGACGAAACGGCCCCGGTCGGGGTACGACGGACGGACGGAACCACGGGCCGAAACGGAACCCGATACGGAATGTAGGCCCGACACACACCTGTTGGTAAAGTTGTGCGATTAGCGGGGAACCCGGCGAATTGACGCCCCAGTACCCCGAGAGACGGGACGGTTAGGTAAGTCGGTGTTTACGTCGCCCCAACGGGGGTATCCGGTGTGGCTACCTGATTTAAAGACACATAGCCCGTACCCAGTACGGGGGAACGGAACCCGTCCGAAACGGTCGGACGGGGGTAGGAACGTGGGGCGAAACGGCCCGGAAAGGCTCTTGTGAGTCGGAACGGGACGGATTAGCCCCGAAACGCCAAAGGTGGGCCACCGGGTTCCCTGTTGAGTAAGCAAAGCCCGGCCCCGAACGGCCCGCCCGGAGGTACGTCGTAGGTACGGCCCGAACGGACGGGACGGGGTAACTCGCCCCCGTTCGTAGTGACGGCCCGAACCCGGAACGGCCCGGCCCGCTAAGCGGGCGGGGTAGCTGGAAACCTACCACGGTGGAAAGCATACGCTCCGGTGTGTATTTCAGGTGATACGGGGTAGTTTGGCCCGGACAAAGACCGACCCTTAGGGCAAAGAGTGACGAAAACCGGCGCTAAGAGCATTAATGCTCATAGCTTGCCATACAGTACCAACAGGGTACTGAAATGTGAATCTCGCCCCGGTTACAACTTAAAATAGGCAGTAGCTTAGCCTATGGAACGAATAACCTATGCCACAGATTAGGCGCGAGAGACGAACGTATTAGTCCACCGAGCAACAGCTCAAAGTAGCGATTAACGCGAAAGACTCTTTGAGGTTTGAAGCTCCGCATAGTGAGCAGTTCACATAGCGTAGCGTATAGCAACCGGCTTTGAGGGATGTGTGTCACGTTTAAAACGGTCGTTAGTATGTCCGGCCCCGGTGTAAACCGGGGGAAAGGATAGGTAAGAAAGGTTCCACCGAAAGGTGTACCCATTAAGGGTCTTTACGGGGCTAAGCCCCGTGCTAAGCAACCCCAACGGTCTTGAGTGAGTCACTTAGTGACTTCTCAAGCCGGATTCAGGTTTTCTCGCGGCTTCCCTGACCCAATAAGCCGTAAGTGACACCCAACGAACTATGTCTGTCAAAGTCAACAGCAACGGCGACTTCGTTGAGAACACGGTGAACACCCTCGGCGCTAACCCTGTTAGCGACCTCTACGACATTCTTCAGAAGGATGACCACTCCGTGATGAGCCTCGCTCACGAGGTTCGTAAGGCGTTCGGAGAGGATTCTGTGAAGAAGGGTGGCGAGAGTGAAATCGCTAAGTGGTGTGAAGCGCCCCGTGAGGTGAACATCGTCGAGCCGACCGACGCTAACGATAGCGACGGCTCTATCGGTCGTGCCTTCTGGAAGGCCACCGATTACACCGCTTCTGAATACAATCAGTTTAGCGGCAAGTACGACTCGATTGATGTGAAGCCGCTTGCGGAGGTCGATGAGTTCCAGCGTGAGCTACTGCTCTCGCAAGACATCATCGAGGCAAGCGACACCGTGATGGTTCCCATCAACAGCGACGGGGAGCCTGTGGTTCCGGTAGTGGCAAGTGAGGGTCGCCAAGAGGCGGCGGATGGCTTCGAGGTCGGGAGCGTCCCGACTTACGAGGAAGCCGTGGCCCGTCTCGAAACCCTCCTGAGTGACTACTTCGGAGAAATCGAAGTCGATGAGACGGCGGAAACGAGCGATAAGAACAACGACGGTAGCGGTAGCGACGGCGAGAGTGACACCGGCCTCGACCTCCCCGACGACCTTTTCGACCCTACGGAAGTGAAGGGTATCGGGAACAACCTCGGTGAGACGTTCCTTCAGTTCATCGTGGAGAATGAGGTTAGTATCAACTACGAGGACTACGAGGAACACGTCGAGCTTCCCGAGCCGGAGGTTCCCGACGTGAGTGAGATGAGCCAGCGCGAGAAGGACGCGCTCCTTCAGCAGTTGCTCGAAAACTCCGAGTAAGGCGCAAAGACTCAAAGGCGCTTCATTAACCCTTAGCGGCGGCTCCGGGGTTCGACTCCCCGGAAGGGCCTACGATAGCGAAAGCTATCGTGAGTGACACCTATGGAACGAGAGTATCCACGACGTAGCGGCGGCGCTGGCAGTCTCACGAACCCCCTCAGCGACGAGGATTACCGGAGGGAGATGGACAAGTTAGCGGCGCTGAACGCGGCGGATAGCGAAGCGAGCGAATAAATGTTCTCGCCACGACTCGGGACGGTTCGGCAGACCGATAGCGAGAAGGAGAACCAATGGAGCCACCGCGCCGACCTCAAAATCGACCAGAGGCATCGAGCCTTCGGAGCGATAGTAGAGGAAAAACGCGAGGGAAAGCTCCTGAAAGGAGAGGACTTGCGGAAGTTCCTCTACGGAGAACCCGACCCGAGTGAGATTCATCCTCACCACGAGAAGAAGTCGGAACCCGAGAGCTTCGAGGGTTCCGGCCTGAGTGACGTGGAAATCGAGCGGCGGAAGAAGGCCGAGAAGTACCAGCGACGGTATTCCAGCTACCACGACAGCGAGTGACAACGATGAACGAGATTCAATTCAGCCGAGACGCATCGAGCTACGACTACAATCCCCGTTCCCACGGTGGGAACCGACGACGCGAGCGACGGATTCCGATGAAAGCGATAGACCAAGCCATCGAGGAGGGAGACGCCTATCAGGGACATAGCGGAAACGTCCTGCTGGAAACGAGGTGGAGCGGAGCAGTAATGACGGTCGTGATTGACCCCAAGAGCGAATACATCGTCTCAACCTACTGGGGAACCGGAAAGAAGCTCAAGACCCTCCGAACGCAGGAGGAACGACGGAAGGAACGCGAGCGAAAGGTTCGGGAGGGTCGCGGAGCGGCCTATACCGGAGCTTGGATGTGAACAGCAAAGACTTAATACTCAAACGTTGTCTTTGAGAGTGAAGACCTTTCTCGGGGACAACGACTCGATGCGATTAACCCCAAATGAAGAAACCACATTCGTTCAACCCGGAGTGTAACTGCTGGTACTGTGACCTCGAACGAGCCGAGAGAGCCGACCGGAGGCGTGGATTCCATAGGCTCTAAAGACTCAAGTAAGCAACTCTAACCCTTTGCCCCGAGTGGCGGTAGCTACGGTTCGACTCCGTAGCGGGGCTTCCGGTAGTCCATACTACCGAGTGACACCTATGGCAGTAGCAACAGCGACAAGCAACGACCGACGTATCGACCTAAGCGAACCCGACCTCGAACGGAAGGTCGGAGACTACGTGCTTCGACTCCGCCGGGCTTCGGTGGCGAAGTTCTACGACGACGAAATCTGGTGGGGCGGCATCGAGGTAATCCCGAGCGACGACTCCTACCTGATTCGAGGCATCGACGGGGAGATGCGAGAGCCGATTCCCCGAGACGGACAATACATCGAGCAACTGGTGGCGCTGTTCGACCGAGAGCTGGAAAACGCCCTGAACGACCTCTAACGAGAACGATGTACGACAACTACTACCCCGACTTCCACGACCCCGAGATGAACGACGCGGCAAGTTACGACGACCGAGACACTCCCGGCTTCGATATGGACGAACTGGACGGCTTCAACGACCCGATGGAGAAAGTAGCACACCTTTGAGTGGTGACATTCTTGCCCAAACAATCCGCCGAGAACGATGGGAGCGACGACGACGAGAGCAACGCGAATCCGCTTCTCGAAATCAATCCACGGGGCGGAGGGGGCGACGACGATGACCCACCAGCGGCGGGAGCCGTGATGGTAACGAGGGAACCGAGCGGCCCCAAGCTAAGCTTGGCTCCCACGGCAGAACCGACCCACGAAGCGAAGCCTGAGCTGGTAACAGTATGAGATACCACCTAATCGACCCGACCGAGCCAATCGTAGCGAACGAGGAAGCCCGATTCGAGATAATCGAGTCGTTCCCCTCGAAAGAGGCGGCGGAACACGTCCTCGAAGCGAACCGTGGCCTCCAAATCATCAAGGGATGAGTCTGGAAGAACACATCATCGAGCGGCTGAAGGAGGACTTGGACGTGTTCGCCACGGAGTACGCCGTGGACGAAAGCGACGACGTGGAAGCAATCTTCGCGGCCTGCGACCTTCTCGAAGAAGACCTCGATGGCCGCTGGATTCTCTACGAGAGCTTCAACGTGGACACCGAGGGCTATCCCCGTGCTGTGGTGGAGATAGAGGTGTTCACCGACGCGAAGGAATCGGCGTTCGAGCAAGCGGAAGCGGTCTACGAGGCAGGATACTAATGAACATTCTCGAAATCGCGGTTGACGAGGTAATGGCAGAGGACGACGACTACGTGAAGCCCGGAACGGTCTACGAGACGCCGAACGGCCACTACATCGTGGAGTGAGAGATGGGAATACTTGGACTAACTGACCACCCCGAACAGGAGAACCGCTACGAAATCACCGTTACTGCGGAGACTGAGGAGGAAGCGGTCGTGGCGTTCAACGAGGCTTTCGATGATGATGAGAACTACACCGAAGCCTACGACCTCCATCAGTATGACGAGGAAACGTTTGGTGTGTTCTTCTGGTCGGAAGACCCGATAGACACCGAGAACGAACCGCTGGTTCTCCCCATCGAGGAGGTCGAAGGCTAATGACGACTCTGGAAGATACCCTCAGCGAAGACGAGCTGGAAAGCATCGAGAAAGCCGAGCGGAGAAGCAAGCGTAGCAAGACGAAGTACGGCGACCTGTTACCGGAGGACGACGAGTAATGACGTGGCGAGAGTACCCCGAGGACTGGATGGGGAACCCGGACGGTCGGGACTACCACTACCGATTCCACGCCAACGACGAAGAAGCGTGGAAGAAGCTTCGGAAGGCCCGCCTGATGGGTCGGTGGTTCGAGATGTACCCGAGGGATATGAAGCATCTCCGGGTGAAGCTCCCCCACGTCACCCTCAAGACCTACGACCATAAGGGACACATCGAGGGGATGGCGAAGTATTCCTGCTCCCCGGATTGGCAGGTCGTTCCCTACTCCCGTGGCAAGTGGGAGATGAAGCACGGCTCCCGTGGCGGCTCGAAGCTCCGATGTGAGGAATACACCGGGGAGAAGTGGGGAACGGTGACTGTCGAGTTCACCGTCGAGGCAACGCCGGGAGAGATTAAGGATGCCTACGAGAACGGCGTCAACGAGGCCGAAATCGAGGCTTCCATCCGAAATGGACTTCATTGGGCCGTCGAGGAACGTATCGACGAACTCCGCGAGGAGAAATTCCGGTATCAGAACGAGGTCTGTGACCACGACCACGTAGTGACCGACCGAGGAACCCACGGAGCGGAGGCGTTCTGTGAGGACTGCTCGAAGGTCTGGATGGACTCGATGGAGTTGGACGCCGCTATCGAGAGTGGCGAGATTACGGTCGTCGGTTCGGTCTAAAGACTCGGAGAGACAATAATGAGTGTTGAAACCAACGACAGCGACGGTGATAGAGAGTTAATCGGAATCGAGCGACGGGAAGCCCTCGTGGAAACGTGGGGCGTGGATACCGAGGTCTTCGAGATGCCTCACGCTTCGGACGACAATCCCTTCCGGTCGATGCCTTCGGGGATTCACTTCGAGGGATACCACCACGACGACCGTTGCCCGGAGTGTAACCGGGGAGGTCGGGACAAAGGAGTGCTGAGCGATTACACCGGAGGACTCGCCGGGGGCTATATGACAGTCTACCTCTGTGAGAGCTGTCTGAGCGTTTGGCTCAAGTCCTTCGGATGGTCGGCTGACCGAGACTACCCCGAGAACCACATCTTCCACCCCAAGAACCGATGAGCGTCACCCACACCAAGACCCACGACGTGATAGCCCGACCGAAGAACGACTCCCGTGGTGGACATATGTTCCACCTCAAGCCGAACAAGCTCCCGCTGGAAACCCGGCGGGAAGTCGCATCGAGGCTTGAGGACTCCGGGGTGTTCGCTAAGGACTATCCTCACGAGAAGGTCGCGGAGGTCGTCATCGAGTCCACGGTTCAGGGACAAGACCCGAGCAAGCCGTTCCGAACGAGTGAGATTCTGGAGCTGACCATCAATGTGTGACCACGAGAATCGGACGTGGCTCGCCGGACGGGGAATGAGGTCGAAGTGGCGGTGTCGGGACTGTTACCGACAACTGACCGGCGGTTACGACCACGACGAAGGGCGCTTCATCGAGTTCCGGGGTGGGACGTGGCCTTAGAGTGCGAGAGATGTGGCGGCCCCCGACTGAACGGAACTCCTGTTACTCGGGATAAGGAGACGGGAGAGTGGCGAATTGCTTTCCCGAGCGATTCAGACAAGCGATACTACTGCCGGAGCTGTGCGAAGGAGGTCACTCAGTAATGGAACCACACGACGACTACCCGGAGAACTGCCCTGCCTGCGATTCAACGGTCGAAGAACGGAGCTACGGAGTACGTTGCTCGAACTTCCGCTGTCTCTGGAAGCGATGGTGGCAGGACAAACTCCCGATGTTCAGCGCAAAGACCCACGAACAACACTACGCGGAGACTCACTAATGGTTGACTTTGAACACTACCACGGCAACGAGATGTGCCACCACGGACGAGAAGTAGCGACCGACGACGACCCCTGCCCGTATCAGGGAACACGGATTGCGGAGGACGACACGGCGCGGTTCATCCTCTGTGGACAGCACCACCAGAAGTTCGTTGGTGGAATGGCGGCTCGGCGGATGATTTAAAGACTCAAAATGAGCGTTCCAACTCCTATCGAGACGAAGGCCGGAGAATCGCTGGTCGAACTCAAGAAGAACAAACACGTCGGAACGACGACCCTGAAGCCCGACGACCCGGTTCATCCGGTGTGGAAGGCCGGTCAACTGACTGACCCGGACGACCCAAAGCCCCTCTACGACGACTTCTGGATTCGGGAAATCTTCAACGGCAAGAGCAAGACGATTTACACGGAGCGCCCCGACTTCGAGGCCGCCAACGACGACCCGAAAGTGTGGGAGACAGAGTTCGGACGCATCGAGCAGTATTACGAGTCAGTCGGTGGGAAGGTGTGGGGCTACTACCGGCGGTTCGTTCTCGACCCGGAGACAATCGAGCAGACCGTGGAGGACGGGTGGGCGTCGGACACCCTCTACGGGACGATGAAGGAGCTGAACGAGAACATCGCAAAGGCCCTCGTGGTGGACGACCTCAAGCACCACCTCGATGAGATAGACACCCTCGATGTGTTGAAAGAGCCGAGGAACGTGGAAGCCCTCCACACTCACGAACGCTACCGGAGCCTCGTGACTCAGATGTGGGTGTCCCAACACGGCGGCGACCCGGAGAAGACCCACCTGTGGGGTTCACTCGTGAAGGAGAAGCCGACGACCTTCCAGATAGAACAGTTCCCTCAGGGGTTCTTCGTGGTTCCCCGGCTCTACAACGAACACATCTGCCGAGTCTTGGACGACGAGCTGAAGGAGCGCGACCTCGGGAAGTTCAGTCTTGCTTGGCGGGGCTTCATCGTGAAGCCGGAGAACTTCAGCGAGGTGGCCGAACTAATCGGCCCGCTGTACGTGGACACTCCGGGGGTGGAACTGTGGTAGACCTCCTACGAGAGTTCTTCAAGCGACGGGGTGGCGGCGGGGCCGCCGTCCCGGTATGATTCCTGCCGAGGTTCTTCTTGCGTCCTTCGTTCTCTGGATTGCGATAATCGTGTTCGAGGTCATTCGACCGGAGTTACCCTACCTATGAGCAACAAGTACGATACATTCGAGAGTTACATCCGAGAGGTACAGACCACCGCTAAGCGGTACTACGACTACGCCCGAGAGGGAGGTGACGAGATACGATGCTCGGCGTTCGACCCCGACGAGCTTCCCGACGACATTCCTCTGTGGACTATCGCTGAAGCCGCCGTGGAGAACCACGAGCTGATTCAGTATTACCAGCGGTGTGTAATCTATCACGCCGAGGAGGGGTTCTACAACGAGGGTGGTGAGCGGTTCTACCACGACCCGGAAGACCAGCAGGAGTCGGTTCAACAGCTCGCCCTTGCCGGGTTCTACAACGACATCATCACGAAGCTCCGATTCATCGAGGAAACCCGTGAGGATTTGGGTGAAGCGATACAGCTACTCGAAGGGCCGCTTCACTCTCGGGGAGTTCGGTACGAGTACGACTACTACATCCGGCTGTCCTCGAAAGACCCGGTGACGTACACTCTCGAAGCTCTCGGTCAAGGAGAGTGGCGGATGTACGACCCGGACGGCGAGCCGTTCGAGGTAATCAGCCCACGGGTTGCCGTGGAGAACGCCGACCGACCGATTCCCGAGTATTCGCTCAAGCTGTTCCTCGATAACATCTGCGCCCGGCGGGAACGAGAGCGAGAAACCAGCGAGTAATCCTACAATGAGTACGACTACCAGCACGACCGACAGCACCAGCACCGACGAACCGACGACCGAGGACGTGGACTACGACGACCTCGAAGAACAAATCCTCGACGAGCTTCCCGAGCGGTTCGGTGAGCTGAGCCACCTCCGCCGAGGTCGGATGGGGGACGTTCAGATGATTCTGATTCCCCACCAGACGTGGCGGGATGGTGAAGGCGAACTATCCTCCCACCTTCTGATGAACACGGAGCGAAACACGCTCTCCGACTTCGGATTCGAGTTCAAGTTCGCAACCCTCACCGGGAAGGGAGTCGGGGTGAAGTTCTGGTTCGAGGCAGAGTAGTAATGTCCCGAGAAGACGAGCGGTGTAGTCGGTGTGGTGAACCTCTCTCGAAACACGGGGTTGACCAAATGACGCTCGAACCGACGAAGTGCCCGGTTCCGAGGGCGGAGCCAGCGGGACTCGGCGGCGAGCTGTCCCCTCGAAGTAACTACTGACGAACAACTTGCGGTGTCACTTACGGTAGTATGGAAGGAGAAGACATAGAGAAGATAGAGCAAGCCGACTACGAGTATTTCTACTCCCTACGGCGGAAGGCTTGCTGGCGGCGTCGTGGAAAGTCTGCTCCGCGACGGGATGTATCGGAGATAATCAACATCGAGCGTCGTTGGTGGCAGGAGTAACGGCGAAACGCCCCACCGTGGGGCGTCGTCGGGAGTTGGTCGCCCCGGCTGTGACGAGCTGACCAGAACCTTCTAAGAAATGTCCACAACAGCAATCCAGAACCAGAGAGTAGAACCGTTAGCTAACTATTCGAGGAACCGGGACGGACTCCGCGAATACCTATTCGACCTCGCTGACGACCTGTTCCCCTTCCCCGGCTACCGTGACTACCAAGATGAAATCCTAAAGGATGCTCTCGAAGCCCTGTTCATCGACGGTCACACGAACGTCGTAATCGACGGCCCCACCGGGATTGGGAAGTCTCCTATCAACGTGACGCTTGGCCGGGTGGTTTCCCACCTCGCTAAGAACAAGAGCCGGATTGAAGACCACTTCAACTACAAGCTCTACGGCATCGACGGGGGCAAATCGTTCTACACGACCCCACAGAAGCAACTCCGAAACCAGCTCGCCAACGACGTTGACCTTCAGGAATACGTCACGATGCTGAAGTCCCGGCAGGACTACATCTGCGGGGCGAGCGGCGACAACTGTAAGGATTGTACGCTGGCCGACGAGACGGAGGGAGAGTCCTGCCGAACTATCGCCGGGTGTACCTACTGGCGAGCGAAGGCCCGAGCGATGGACGCCGACATAGCGGCACTCACGTTCGCTATGCTCGTCGTGGACAACTACCTCCCGACGACGATTATGGTGAATCAGGTTCAGGAGGAACAGATTTCCTTCGATAACCGCGACCTCGTGATTGTGGACGAAGGCCACGGGCTTGAGAGCCAAGTGGCTTCGCTGTTCGCGGGGTTCACTATCTCGCCGTGGGTTCTCCCGAACGAGGTCTACCGGAACACGGGCGACCGGATTTCGTGGGACTTTGAGCGGTTCGAGGACATTACGCCCATCCTCAACAGCCTCTACGAGAGGGCGACGAACTTCGTAGACCGCCACGAGGAGGCCCCGAACCGGCAGGCTGAGGTTGACCAATGTAAGGACTTCATTAAGAAGGTCGAATACTGTCACCGCGAAGTGAAGGAAGACCGCCCGTGGACTGTCACGGTGAGCAAGTTCGGGAAGTCCCACCAGAAGAAGATGGTCGTCAGCCCGGTGGACGTGGACAAGTTCCTCGAACGGTTCATTTGGAGTCGCGGTCGGAAGCGAGTGATTTCCTCCGCGACGATTCCGTACCGGGAGGACATTGCGGAGTGGGCCGACCGGATTGGCCTCGAAGGTTCTACGAAGCTCATCAGCCGGACGATGCCGTTCCCCGAATCCCACCGACTGATTCACACGAACACTATCGTCGGCTCGATGAGTGGGGACGGAGAGGAACGCAACTGGAACAAGGTCGTGAGGACGATTCGTGAAATCAATTCTCACCACGAAGGCGAGAAGGGGCTGATTCACACGAACTCCTACAAGCGAGCGGAGAAGCTTGGCGCGTCTCTTGGGAGTGAGAACGCTATCGTTCAAGACCAAGAGAAGGACAAGGAGGAGATGATTGAGGAGTGGGTTAACTCCGACAAGGACATTCTCATCTCCCCGTCGATGATGGAGGGCGTTGACCTCTACGGCGACCGTTGCCGGTGGCAGGTTCTCTTGAAGGTTCCCTACCCGTACCTCGGGGATAGCCGGGTGTCCTACCTGCTCGATGAGCGGAACGACTGGAAGTGGTATATGGAATCCGCTTCCCTCGATGTTCAGCAGTCCGTGGGTCGCGCTGTTCGTGGCCCCGAACCGAGTGAAGCCGCGTCGTACTACGTCATCGACGGGGCGTTCAACAAACTGATGAACAGGACGAAGCCGCCGGAGTGGTTCACCGAGGCGATTCGGGATGAACCCCCGGAGCATTGGAACGATTCGGAAGCCGCACCGTGGCGATAAGCGATAAAGACTTATAGATACTGCTCTGAGTCTTAGAGGAACATAAGAAATGACAGAACTAACCGACTTCACCGACCCGACGCCTGACCTGACCGACCACGAACGACGCCTACTCCGGTGGGCCGGAGCCGACGAACGACTCATCGAGGTGTGTGAGTTCAACATCGAGAATATGGAGCGGGGACGAGACGACGGCAAGGCCGTGACCCGTAACTCCGCTCTCGTAGAAGTCAAGAAGTACGTCCGGGGAACCGACTACGTTGGCCCGGCGCTCACCGAGGAGAACGCTGAGGAGTTCACTCCCTACGGCGGCCACTTCTTCACGGCGCTGTGGGACGGCCACCTGTACCAAGCGTGGAGCCGCGCCGACTACAACAACCAAGCAGTCCTACTCGAAGTCTTCGGAGAGTACCGCATCAACGCGACTCGGCCCGAACACGCCCCGGAGGTGCGGGTATGAACAACGGCCTTCACGGACGCTACCTCGAACAGCTCGAAGCGTGGAACCTCGCCCGTCAGTTCTCGGCTGAGCTGGTGACGGCGTTCTACGACTCCGCCCGGTCTATCCGGTCGGTCGTGAACAAGTGGATGGAGATTCGGAACGTCCGATTCCCCCGCCTCGATGCTATCAAGCAGATGGTGTCGAACGTCCTTTTCCTCAGCGGTCGGGATTCAATCGACAATCTCGCCCGTCAAGTGATGGGATTCGAGGGCTGGTGGTAAGTTGTCGCGCTCCGAAAGAACCGGGGTTGAACCCGAAGCAATTAGCTTCGGTATGTCCTCCCGAATTGTTACTCCCGACTCACCCCTTTCCTATCTTCTGGATGGAGGGAAACGAGGGGATGAATCCGATGAACACGGCATCATAAAATGAGTACGCTCGCTGACTTCGGGGCGGAAATCCCTGACAAAGAACCGTGGAAGGACGCGGAAGTTCTCCGCGAGATGTACCACGACAAAGGGCTTGACCAGTCCGAGATGGGAGACGAACTCGGCTGTTCCGCCGGGACAATCTCCTACTGGATGGATAAGCTCGGAGTCGATACGACCCACACGAAGCACAGCTCAACTCAGCGGGAACCCCAACCTGAGGATTGGGAGTGTGAATACTACGAGGTCTGCGGCAACGAGACGCCCGGCCCCCGGAACGGTCTGTGTGACGACTGCCTCGATATAATTCGAGACAATCAATCCGCCTACTACGACGGCGAGAAGGTCGAACGGAGTAGCTTCGAGGAAATGACCGAGTTCGTGAAGACGTTGTACGAACTTCGAGATAAAGACTCAGAGAAGTAATAATGAGTGTTGCCACTACGGAAGATGAGGAAAAGTTCGAGGAGATATTCGGTCGTGGAAGCGACCTCGATGGAGCAATTCAGAATGAGGAGAACACGGTCTGTCTTGGAACCTACGGCGACGACCTGAGGGAGAAGAACAGCCACATTACGTGGGACTACCAGCTCGCGTCGGAACACCCGGTGGACGTTCAGCGAACGGACAACGGCCACTACGTTGACCTCTACCCCGAGGAGGGCGACGAGAGCAAGAAGACTCGCGTTCAGTTCTCCTACTTCGACCACGCCGAGGAGTTCTTCGACGTGAACCTTCGGGAGAACACGGAGGCGCTGTTCATCCACCCCGAGTGGAACTTCATTCTCGTGGTGAAGCCCGAGGACTCCGAGAAGTACCTCGCAATCGCCCCGGTCGTCTACAAGTAAGTGATGGCAGAGACACGCTCCTGCGTCAACTGCCCCGGTACAGCCGTGTTACAGGACGGACGTGAGACGACGTTCGAGTGTCCCGACTGTGGTACGACGTTCATGGACAATCCCCGGTGGAACGAGCGATTCAGCCTATGACAAACCTACGAGAAGTCCTCAACGATGTTCTCCGTGAGATGTACGCGGAGGCAGAACCGCCCCTCGATTTCGATGATGTGCTGGAAAACCCCGACGAGTACGGTTCCGGGTGGTACTCGGAACACTACCTCGATGGCGACCGGCAGACAGAAATCGTCGAGAAACACGCCGAGAAGCACGACCTGAATCGTGGTCAGCGAAAGTCCCTCTCGTTCTCGGCTATCCTGAGCTACGGGCCGTCCTCGACGCCCCGAGCGGAGGTGACTAATGCGGAGTAACAACCCGAACGACCGAGAGCGCCGCTGTTTCAGTTGCGGGTTCACATGGAGGGAGCCAGCCGTCCCCGGAAGCCGCCGAAGTTGTCCGAGGTGTTCAGACTAATGGGGAAATTCGGCTGGAACTACCCACCGGGGGCGGCGAACGACCCCCGAGCGCCCTACAATCAGCCTGACCACTCCCACGAACACGAGTGGTGGGACACCGAAGGCCCCATCTTCGAGGATGGAGCGGCGATGTTCCACGAAGCCTGCGGCTATGCGGAAGGTCGCTACGGCGAGGGGTGGGAGTGTGAGGAAACCCGGTGGTTCCGGTGCGACGTGGAGCGCGTGATTCTGCTCCGCGACGGTGAGCCGGACGTGACTTACCTCGCGTCGGAAGAAGACCACCACAACGAGTGGGGCTTCATCGAGCGGCTGTACGAGGACGCTCTGGTGGCCGTGGAAATCACGGACTTCGAGGAAATCGAGCTTCTGGACGTTGACCCGCCGAACGACTACGGTGACGGGTACGTTCGGGTTCGAGTCGGTAACAAGTACGAGGTCGTCTACAAACAATGAGTACGCAAAACAAGAACTTCGCTTACGGAAAGGACACGATTGGTGGATGCTGTTGCCCGGCGGTCGCGGCGGGATTCTCTCCGAACACGGGCGACGAGTCCACCGAGATAGCAGAGACTTACGACTACTACGTTCGGGAACTGGACTTGGGCAACGCCCACTCCGTAATTCCCGAGGAGAAAGCCCGACAAGCGTGGCTCGCGGCGGTCGAAAGCATCGAGGGGGATGAGTACGCCGCTGACCGAAAGGCGAGGGTCGGGAGGGATATTGCGGAAGACCTCGGGTGGTTGTAGTGGCGGTCAAGACAGACACGACCGGCAACCACGTCGGCCCCGACCTCACGAAGTACGATTGGGAGTACGTCCCAATCAGCGGGGCCACCGGGGGATACGACTTCCGGCTCGTCAACTACGAGAAGTGCGTTGAAGTGGAGGTGTACCCTGAGAACGACGACCCCGACGAGGGATACAACATCGTCGTTCGAGAGTTCGAGATAGTGAACGAGGGGACTCCCGACGAGTATATCGAGGACGGCTACCCCGTCTTCCCTCAACAGACCGGGCCATATTTCATGGAGATGATGAGCGCCCTCGGCACGGCAATAACGTGGGTGTCTGAAAACCGTGAGTGACGTGATGGCTGGCCTCGCTGTATTCGGGGCGATGTTCCTCGTGGTAGTCGCACTCCTTCCCGTGTTCCTTCTTCAGAAGGAAATCTCGGAGAAGCGCAACGAAGACCGACGCGCAAAACTTGAGAAGCAACTGGAAAATGAGAAGCTTCTCTGAGTGACAACGGATTAGATGGAAATTCAGGCAAAAGTAACAGGACTCGATGTGGATGAACAGGATACTGAAAACGTAGCGGATTTCTTCTCAGATGTTATTGACGCTCTCTCCCTTGTGAGAGGTCACGACGAGATAGCTGGTTACGCCGCTGAAGATTATCTCGATGAGGCCGTCTCTGCGCTCGAAGCCGCGCAGTCTGACGTTCTTCGAGCGTAGGGGTACTGCCTTCCGATTGCACAGAACGACAAACACCAAATGTCTACTTTCATCGACCAAGAGTTGCACAGCACCAGAAAGAAGCTATACAACGTCCCGCGCTCCCCCTTTGTTCTCCGCGTGAAGTTGAGTTCGACCGACCGAGTAATCTTGCATCTTGGAAAGGTCGTTGAGTTATCCACGTATGATAAACGAACAGTCACCGAATGGTAGCGGCATAGAATGTCAAACGCGCCTTTTACGGCATCGTAATTCGATTACGCTTGAGCAGAAACTCGTCGGCAGAGGTGGTCACGTTCACCCTCGATTGTTCCACCACTTGAGGAACTCGTAGGTGAATCTCTCTGCGTCAGTATCGGTCGGCTTGAAGAAGAAGTCCACATTGTAGTAGCCCGGCCACTTTTCGACCGTCCCAATGATGGAGTTGGGATTGATGTTACGCCAGTAATTGCCCTGCGTGAAATCGAGCCACGGAGCTTCGACCACGACCGGCATCGGGGCTTCCCAATCGTCGGCTCGCTTCAACTCCCGCTCGAAGCGGTCGCGTTCGTGAGTGATGGAGTTAAGGAAGTCACCCTTCGCCTTCCGTTCGACGGCGAACGGCGGGACATAGGTTCCGTGCTTCCCGTAGTAGCCCAGTTCCTCTACGGCGTAGTCTCCGGTGCGGAGCTTCTTCTCCTTCACTTCCACGGGGTAGTCCTCGAACCAGTAACCGTGGCCCTCGTGTTCCCGAGTATCGCGGAGAATCGTAAACTCGCTCATTCCGGCCTCCGGTGGTCGATGGTGAGGATGATACTGAGCTGTTGATTCTCCGTGAACCCGAGGTTGCCAGCGATGTTCTCGAACAGCTCGCAGGTGTCGTTGGCGGTCGGCCAGTAGCGAGTCCCGTCGTGAACGTCGTCGTTAGCAACGAGAGCGCAAACGCCGAAAGCAACGAGACAAGCAGGCTTGCCGAGGTCTTGTAGGTCGAGAGCATCATAGATTCGTCGGGCTTTCCCCTTCTGGAAGGGAGTTAGTTCGAGTTGGCCGCTCAGGGAATCGAGGATAGCGAGGTTGTCCTGTCTGTGCGTGACCTTCTTGTTTTCCTCGCCGGGGCCGAGCCACGTTCCCCGGTTGTAGAGCATCAGCCGCTTGAATTTGTCAGAATCGGCGTTTCGTTCGGTCGGGTCGAAGTACGTTGCGTTCTCGGTGTCGGGAGTGATTACGTCAGGTGGTTGCTTCTCGGTCAGGGTTTCCATTTAGAATCATCTCAGAGGGTAGAGTTCCCCGATAACTGACCTAACAGTATAACTAAGAGTATAACTACTAAGTGTATTACTTATAGTAGATTACTACATCGAGTCTCTTTAGCTAACTGAGTGTTATCAGAGTAGTTAGAGTAGAGTAGGTACTATACTGGTTAGTAGTCCGTTCGGAAGAACTCCTCACTCTAATAGACGGGAACTAAAGACTTAAAGATACCGATTATGAGTCTTTACAGGTTAGACCAATGGACGGCATTAACATAGGCCACCCCGAAAGTGGGTGGTATGAAAGAGCAGGATGTAGCGTATCTCGCGGGAGTGGTTGACTCAATCGGCCAATTCCGTGTGAAAATCAAAGAGGACGACGACTACAAGCTCGGGTACGAAATGTCCCCGAGGGTGAAGATGAGCCGTAACGACCCGGAGACGGCGGTGTTCGGAATGTTCGAGGAATACTGCCACGATGAGGGCGTTCGGTACAACTACAACGACACGGGGACGACGATGGAGTTCTACCTCACGGAGCCGGACAACATCCATCGGTTCCTTGAGCCGTTCTTCCCATACATCGTCCAGAAGCACGAGGTCGTGGGAATCTTCGTGGACGAAATCCTCCCGGCGTATGCTCAGGGAGAGCATCAGTCGAAGCAGGGCTTCTACGAAATAGTGAAGGCGATGAATCGGATGTATCGGAAAGACCCGTCTATCCACAAGTGGAAGTACGAGACGACGACGTTCTCGAATAAGTGGCGCGACGAAATCGAGACTTAGAGTAGCATCTCGCGGGCCTTGTTCGCCGCCGTGAGGTGGTCGTTGGATTCAGCCCACTCGATGTAGGCAATCACGTCGGCCCGTGGTACAGAGCCTTCCCGCCGGTCTTCCGTGGACGGCATCAGGTCGGGGTCGCCTTCCTCAATAACCTCAACGACGTTCCGGTTCTCATCAACGTGAGCAACTGGGCAGTCGCCCTTATCGACCAGCTCGGTCGCGTCCTCGGGGTGGTTTTCTTTACCCTGAATCTGCCCGAGGTGAATCATCACTCCCTGATACCCGCTGAACGGGCGTCGGCAAAAGGGACAGAGACGGGCTACGTCTTCTCCTTTCCGTTCTGACGGGTAATCCATTTCAACTTCTTTCGTACCCACAACTTCCAGATTACTAAAATCTAAGCCGTCCGGCACATCCCCGTTCGGCCCGTGACCGTTACCGCTCGATTGGCGAACGTGAAGGTGCATCCCTCGGGATAGGCCCTCGTGGTCGCACCCCTCCACGGGACACTTGACTACTTTTTCCTGATTCTTGTGCTTCGTCTTAGCCATGCCTACAAAGACGGAGTTGCTTTGCTTAAGTCTTTGCTATCGCTTGTCTCTCCCTAAAGACTCAAATCGGTATTTTTAAGTCTTTAGTTCCCGTCTATTAGAGTGAGGAGGTCGCGGTGGCCCCCTTGACTCGTTTGCTTGGCTGAATCCTGTCATAGTTTGACTCGTTGGTGTCCAGCTACTGCTCTGCGGTGGCCTTTCCGAGTTGCTGGTTCGCATAGAGGGATGGTTCGATTCCTCCCAACTCGATGCGGTTTATCGCCCTATGAAACAGACCAGAGAGAAATCTACGAAATGGAACTAACTACATTCAAACTGAAGGCTATCGGAGTCGCTATGGCTTTCCTCCTTCTCACCAGCGGTGCGGTCGGTGCGATGGCGTGGGAGCCTGTTGAGGAAGGAAACGTCGCGGTCGTCACCGAGTGGGGTGACGCAACTGGTGAGGTTCTTCAGCCCGGTGCGAACTGGATTACGCCGGTCAAGCACAACACGGTGGAACTCTCCACCCGACAGCAGGCGTACACCATGACCTCGAACCCCGGAGAGGGCGCGAAGGACTACGCTGACCCCATCGTGGTGAAGACCGCCGATGGTGTGGAGGCGACCTTCGACGTGACCGTTCGCTACCAGCTCCCGAACGACCCGGCGGCGGTGACTGACTTCTACACGGACTACCGAACTCTTGAGAACGCTGAGAAGCGGATGATTCGGACGACGCTCGCCAAGCAGATGCTCGTCACCACGGGCAGTATGCCGACGAGCGAGGTCTACACGTCTCAGGGACAGACCGAGATTACGATGGACGCTCGGGAACAGCTTGAGGAGAAGTTCGCTGACACCGGCCTCGTTCTGGATTCCGTCCAGATTACGAAGGTGAACTTCCCTGAGTCCTACGAGCGTTCCATCACGGAGAAGGAGGTCGCCCAACAGCGCGAACTGAAGGCTGAGGCCGAGGTTGAGGTGGCGAAGCAGGAAGCTCGCGCCGAAATCGAGAAGGCTCGCGGTGAGGCAGAGGCGAACCGCATCGTCGCTGAGTCCGTTCGTAACAACCCCGAACTCATCCAGATTCGCTACATCGAGGCAATCAAGAACTCGGACGGGAAGACCATCTACCTCCCCTCCGACGAAACTCCGACTCTCGTGAAGGACACGAACGACGAGGACGAGTAGGATGTTCAAAGTCGTCTTCTTGATTCTTCTGTGGCTGTTCCTCGTGACCGTGGTTACGGTGGTTGCGTTCGGCTACTTCCAGCGACAGGCTGAGCTGGAACACGAGGAGACGATGTACGAAATGAAGAACGAGTAGCACGCTCGTTCTCCTTCTTGCGACCAATGGCGGCCCCGTGACCATGCCCCTCGACGGGCGTGGGCGGGGTCAAGGCGCGGTTCGATTCCCGCCGGTCGCTTCCCCTCCGTCATAGGGGGATTCGGTACTACGCTACCTAAACCGCGCCAGCGGCGGTTATCTGCTGGAAACCAGAGAGAACTATGTTTGGCTTTATCCGAAACCTACTGTTCGGCAGTAACGACGACGAAAATTCCGACTACCTCGACCTCGGTGGGGCCGAGGCAGTCTTCAACGCAATCACGGAGCGCACGGACTCCGGCTTCGAGGTGCAGATTCAGCTCGGTGAACCGAGACTCATCGACCGTGGTGAGCTGACCGAAGACCTCTACGTGGTCATTCCCACGTACACCGAGAACGGCCCGAACCCCGCTGACTTGGAGTTCGACCTGCCGGACGGAATCGAGGACGCTTCCGCTGAGTTCTTCGACCTACTCGATGCGTTCGGTATCGAGAAGGTGGCCGACGTGTTCGAGCTTACGGGAATGTCCGTTCCCGGCAACCGAGTGAACGGCACGGTCGTCCCGAACTTCGACGCTCTCGCCACCTCGAATGAGTGACGACGATTCTCCCCCGGCTGGTGGTGTCGGCGCTGTCTCCTTCAACGAACCATCCGGCCCGGAAGTCCCGCTCGCTCCTACGGCGGAGCCGAACCACGTCGTGAATCCAATCAACACTCCTGTATGAGCTACACTCAGACCTCCGGCGACCTCGAAGCGACTATCGAACCCTTCGGAAACGGCGACGAGGTGGACATCATCTCTCTCGACTATCCAGCCTCGTGGAACGACTCTACTCTACTCTCTGCTATCAATTCTCTCGCTGACGACATTCGGGCTGACGGGCTGAGTGTCAAGAATCTCTCTACGTGGGTCAACCGCTTCGACAAGTGATGTTCTCTACTATTTCCTCTCCCGGTCGTGGTTCTCCACTTGCTACAAACATCATCGAGCGGGGTATCCCTCCCGACGACTTCTAAGAATTAAATAAGTATCTTTAAGTCTTAGTCCCACATCTAATAGAGTAGGGACAAGCACCCAATCCTCCCTTTCTCTTGCCGAGGTAGCTCAGTTGGTAGAGCGCCTGACTGTTAATCAGGTAGCCACAGGTTCGAGTCCTGTCCTCGGCGCTTTTGCTACGGCGAGAATCCAATGTCGTAGCTCGTGCTGAACCGACTGAAAACCAGAACCAGAGAAACCTAAGTTCAACAAATGAGCCTTTTCGACACCGACTACAACAGCGGCGGTAGCAACAACAACAGCGGCGCGAACGGCGGCGACTTCGAGGAGCGGCTGTCGCTGAAGATGAACAACTACGCCTTCATCTCGTTCAAGATTTCCCGTCTCGGGGAATACACGGGTTCCTCCTACGGGCAGTCCCTCATCGTGGACGCCGACGACGTGGAGGTTATCGACGGCATCGTGATGGAGCGGTCGCCCGGCGACCCGGACGATGATACGGTCAAGGTCTTCGGGTGGGACACTTGGTTCGCCACCGACGACAACGGCGCTCTCTCCGAGGACGTGGGCGGCGACGAAGTTCCCTCCCGGCACAACGAGCAGTTCGGTAGCAACGACTTCACGTACAAGCTCTCCGACACCGTTCAGGAGGGCGACGACCCGGTGAACCTCGGCAACTGCACGCTGTGGCTCTCGAACGGGACGAAGAACCGCACGTTCGCCAAGGTCGTTACCCCGGCGGGTCACGACATTGTGGACGACAAGGACGACAACTACAACTGGCTGAACGAGGACGCTCTCGAACTCCGTGACGACCTCGAAGGCCGCCGTATCATCCTCTCCTACTACAAGGACGGCTTCCTGCCGGACGACGCGGAGAGCGAGGACGACTACGTGGAATACACGGACGCGAAGGTTCTCGACGCCGAGACGCTGGCCGGTATCACCATCGCCAACTCCGGCGGCGACAGCGACGAGTCCGACGAGTCCTCGGGCGACTCCGGTGGTTCCCTCGGTGGTGGCTCCGACGACGAGCTTCCCGAGGGTGTCCCGCAGGCCGCCGACCAGATTATCGACTTCATGGCGAACACGGGCGAGACGACGCCGGAGAACGTCGAACAGCTTGTCGCTGGTGAGGTCGGTGACGCCGAGTACGACCTCGACGCGGTGATTGCCGAGATTGAGCGCCGGATGTAAGCGTTCCTTCTCGGTGTAAAGACTCAAAAACAACCCACTAACTCTTAGAAGATGGATAAGGACGACGCCAAGCAATACGTGACGGAGGTACAGGTCGGTACGGACAAGAAGAAACAGCTCGGTCAGTACGAGCCAGCGACAGCCCACACGTTCCTGACCGCCGAGATTCCCCACGACGAGAACGGCGACCCCGTGGACGACCCGGCTGAGGTAATCGAGGCGCTGGAAGACCTCGCTTGGGAAGCCACGGAGAGGAGCATCATGGAGCGGTGGGAGAAGCACGTCCGAAAGTCGGACGACTAACCCCCGCTCGATGAGGTAGAATAGTTCCGAGCTTAGGCCATGAAATAGGTTCCTGAAATTACGCTCGCAATGCACATTCCCGTTCTCAACCAGATGGAAGACACCTACATTCCGAACCTGTACGACCTCACTCTGATGAAAGAGGACTTCGGCCTGATGGGGGAAGAAGACACCCTTCAGACCGTATTCCTCTCGTGGTTCAACGGAGGGTTCGTCGCTATGACCGGCCTCTCACGAGGTGGCAAGGACATGGTGGTGGACGCGGCTGACTACTGCACGATGGGCGACTTCGTGTTCAAAGTCCCCGACTCCACCTCGAATACCGACCTCTACATGAAGGAAGACCAGATGAACTCGGCCCGTGTCCACCGTTATCCGGACATTGCGACCCTCCAAGACAAACAGCACTTGGAGGAAATTATGAAGCGCCACGGAGAGGGCAAGTCGGCTACCCACTCCCGCGCTCTCGGTACGAGCGGTCAAACTGAGTCGTTCGAGCTGAAGCCCCCGGACGCATTCGTGCTGTTCGTGGCTTCGGACAACGAGCAGGTAGACCTCAATGACTACCCCGAACTTCGGAACCGCGCTCTCGTCGTCTCCATCGACGCCAGCGAGGAGCTGACGAAGAAGGTGAACGAACGGCAGGCCCGGCAGGAAGCTGGCCTCGTCGAGTATAACTTCACCGAGGAGGAGCGCGACGAGATTCGCCGGTACGTCTCCGGCATCCCCGTTAAGATGTTCGCGTCCGACGAAGGGCCGAACGGCGGTACGCTGAACCCGGTGTCTGTCGCGCTGAACAACCAGAATCCGCTCCCTCAGCACTTCACGGAAGCCCGTCAAGACTTCCCGCGCCTTCTGGACTTCTGCCGGTCGGTGGCGCTGTTCCACTACAAAGACCGAATGACTCCGGCGCTCCCCGACCGGAAGGAGACGGCGACTCTCCTAATCACGCCCGCCGACGTGTGGTACGCCATGCGAATCTTCGGTGAACAGATGATTCTCTCCGCGTTGAACCTCCGAGAAATCGACTTCGAGATGCTGTCGATGCTTCGAGACACGAACAGCGGGTACTCGAAGGCGGAGATTCAGATGGAGATGCGCGACCGGGGCTTCAACATCACGAACCGCGACGTTCACTCCGCGCTGAACAATATGCTCACGAAGGGCTACGTGCGGAAAGACCAGAACGAGAACCCCGTGATGTGGAAGGCGTCCGAGTTCGCGGCTCAAGCCCGGCGTGACGTGACCCTCAACTGGGAGGAGATGGTCGAAGACACGAAGAAGACCGCTCGGCAGGCACTCCCCGACGACATTGCGGAGGAATACATTGAGCGGTTCTGTGAGGGAGACGGCCTGTTCGTCACCCACCCGTTCACCGGGGAGAAGCTGAACATCACGAAGCAGAACATCCTCGAAGATAAGGTCGAAGAAGCGACCGAGAAGGAGGAAGACGTGTTCTCCCAAGACCTCTACGGCGGCGGTGACAACGAAGCCGACGATGTTGAGGACGAGTCCGACGCGGAGCAAGCCTTCGCTGGCGGCACGCTCGGATGAACGGGCGCTGGAACTGCCGGTGTTGTGACGCATCGACGGGTGGTGTTGCTGAATACTGTCCCGAGTGTCAGAGCGCGGGATGTACGAGCTTCACCGAGAGGTGTACCGAATGACCACTCACACAAATGGGAAATCACGAGAAGCTTCTATGGGAAGCATCGAAGGTCTGGTGTCCCGACGTGGGGCCGGACGCTCCACGGAGGGTAAGCACCCGGTTTAGGATACAGGAACCGGCGAACAATCGAGTAGAGTTGGTAAGCAGTCTTCTTGAGGCCGGTCGCGCAGGAAAGGACGGGTTCGTATCCACCTATTCCTTCCCTCGGGGTCACACGGACGACGGGGACAACATCCCGAAGATAGACACTATCTTCATCGACTTCGACGTTCCCGCTGACTCCGAGTACCGCGAACGGAACCGAACCCTCGATGCGTGGAAACGCTCGATGAGCGACCTCCTGATTCGCGTTCAGTTGGTCGCGGAGGCAATCCTCGAAGGCGGCAAAGAACAGCATTGGCGAGCGTCCCTCTCCGGTCACAAAGGAATCCACCTATTCTTCGACTTCGAGCCGGTGGACGTAGCCAACGGGTCGTACACTCAGTTCAAGCGTGGACTTGAGAAGTACGGCAACCAGATGATAGAGCAACTGGATGAGATAGCAGGTGGCATCAACATCGACCCGTGGGTTGACGTTGACAGCTCCGACCTCGCTCGTCTCGTCCGACATCCGAACACGCCCCATCCCGGTGCGGAGCATCGAGATGAAACGAGTTGGTGTGTCCCGGTGAGCATTGAGGAACTGGTAGACCTCACACCGGACGACTATCTGGAACTTACCAGCGGCCCCCGGCCCGTTCCCCAAAAGGAACGGTCGCCCTCAGAGGCGGGACGCCGGGAAGTGGCGCTCGAAGTACGGAACGCCAGCGGTGGCGAAGGTACGTACAGCGAACGCCGTGGCTCGGTGAAAGACCCGAAGGCCGTGAAGAAATACCGGGAAGAATCGAACGACCGAATCAAGGTCAGCGACATTCCGCTTCTCGTCGCAAACAAGCCCTGCATCATGGAGTTCATCAAGCGCGATGACTCCTACTCCTACGGTTCTGAGAGCCGCGTGATGGAGATTAACGTGATGAAGGAGCTGATTCAGAAGAAGGTTCCCATCGAGGTTATCGTGAACTTCTTTCGCCCCATCGAGGGGTATAACGAGTCCACGACTCGCTCGCTGGTTGAAGACCTCATCTCTCGCTACGACGGCCCGTTCGTTTGTCAGAACGTGTGGGACGCTGGCGGCGAGTTCTGTGTCGGAATGAACGACCGCTCGGACGAATCCTGCCGAATCTACGACGAAGAATACGTAACTCAATGAACTACGAACAGAATCTCACTCCCACCGAACTGGAAATCATCGACTACCTGCCTGCTGGCTACGCTCAGCTCTCCGAGGAGTTCGGCTTCTCCGAGTCCACCGCCCGTGACCACATCAGTAGCATCGAGCGCAAGGGCGCTCCCCTTGCGAAAAGACGCATCGACGGGGGAAAGGTCGAAGCGTATATGCGGGACGTGGAGAAGGAACACCCCACGAACCAGAACAAGACCCGCGAGTACGGTTCGACCACGAAGGCGACCAAGACGAAGCGGCTGAACAAGGCCGCCGGGTCGCTCTCGCGGCGTCTCGATAAAGTGCTGAACAACACGGAACCCGCTATTAGCGCCGTCCCGCTCTCCGAGGGTGGTGAGGAAGACGTGGTGATTCACGTCACGGACGACCACATTGGCGACGTTCTCGAAGACGAGTTCGGGAACGAGGTCTTCAACACCGAAATCGCTCTCGAACGTATCCGCTACCGGACGCAGAAGACGCTCGAACTGATTGAGCGCCAGCGGAAGGCCGGGTGGGACTTCCACACGGTTCACTACGTGATGGGCGGCGACATTATCACCGGCTCCGGTATCTACCGAGGGCAGGCGTGGGAGGTCGAACTGAACTTCAACGAGCAGGTAGACCTCGCGGCTCAGGTTCACTTCGAGCAGATTCGGATTCTCGCGGAGAACTTCGACGCCGTTCAGGTGGTGTGTCAGACCGGCAACCACGGCGAGATTCGCATTAGCGGTTCGAGCCAGCAGGCTAACGGCGACGACATTGTGTACCGGATGCTCGATGCGGTTGTTCGGGCGTCTGAGTACGACAACATCACCTTCATCCGAAACGACCGGACGGGCTTCACGAACTTCGAGATTCGGGGCCACAAGGCGCATATCCGCCACGGTCAGAACGCGGCGGAACACATCGGTACTGCCGCCGCGAAGCGCGACTGGCGCGGATGGCTCCTTCAGCACAACTTCGAGATTGCCTACGCCGGGCACTACCACACGCAGGGTGTTGACCGCGTAATGAACGTCCCCGTGATTCGCTCCGGTTCCATCAAGCCGCCGGGTGACTTCGAGGAATCCATCTCCGAGTGGTCTATGCCGGGAGCGACCATCCACGGCGTCTCGGACAGCCTCCCGCTTACGTGGCTCTACGACGTGCAGTACCAGCCGTAAAGACTCGAAGACATAGCGCCAAGTCTTTTACAAAGAGTTAAGCACCGTTCTACGAGTCTTAGCAGTACGCAACAAGCAGGACACTAAATGGAAGCCAAAGACGAGTTCTTCGGAAAGCCAAGAGCCGACACCACTACTATCGAAAGCGGCCCCGGAATCCATGATTACTGGGCGCTTCACAAGTTCGCACTCGAAACCGAGTACGACTGGATGCCCACCCATCTTCGCCGTTACCACCCCGGACGGATGATTGACGGCGAGCTGATGGAGGGCTACTACGACGAGTTCATTCCCGTCGCTCACGACGCCCCGAGAGGCCGCGTTCTCAAGAAGAAGGTCACGGAGGAAACCCTCACTTGCCCGGACTGTGAGGAAGCGGCTCGGAAGATTCACACCGGAGAGCCGGTGTGTCCCGAGTGTGGCCTCATCTGCGACGAAGGACGACCGACCTACGAAATCGTGAACGACCCCAAAGCGGCGGGGCGCGTTGACGCCGAATCTGGTGGAATCTAAAATGGAAGTAGCTGACCCTACCGAGAAGACAGAGGAGTTGAAACGTCTGATGAACGAGACGACCGTGGAAATCGGGGGCGAGGACGAACGCCTCTCCGACCTGATAGGTGACATTAAGACGGCTCATCAAGAGCTGGACGCCTACAAGTCGGGGGCGCTCAAGCTGAGTAACGCCCTCGATGAGCGGATTCTGATGGCGAAGGGCAACGACGACGAACAGCTCGTGGAGATTCTGGAAGGGATGAAGGAGTCTGCTTTCGGCGTCTACCTCAGACTTCAGCGCGGCGACCTCGAACTTCTCGGAGAGCGCGACGGCAAGCACTCCGGGTACTTCGCACCGGACGACGAGTAACCGGCCCTACCACCAATGATGAGTTTTGGAACAGACGGAATCAGTCACAACATCCATCTCGCTCAGGTTGACGACGACGGTAATCTCACGAACTTCCGCGAGTACGAGAACGTCCTCGATGTGATGAACCTCCCTGATGGGACGGTGAAGTTCTACTACGAGAACGGACTCAAGCAGATTCAGGGCGGTCGAATCGTCCGGTCGCAAGTTCGCGGCCTTGACGATGCCTACCGTTACCGCTGTTCGGAGTGCGGGGAGTTCGAGACAGACGTAATCAGCCAGCGCGACAGGGGTGAGCAAACCGAGATGATGTGTCCGGTTTGTGGAGAAGCGACCGACCACGCCCGGATGGACGTGGACGAAATCAAATACGACCGAGTACGACATGGACGAAGTGAATAACGGGAGACTTCTCGATGAAGCGAAGGAAATCATCGAGGGGCGTTCGGAAACACACGGCGCTCCCGAAGACTCCTTTCAACGAATCGCCCACTACTGGAACGCTTACTTCCTCAGTACGGGGTGTCCAGACCCAAACATCCGGCCTGCTGACGTGGCTGAAATGATGGCGTTGTTCAAACTGGCCCGAGCGCAGGGAGGTGACTACAACGAGGATGACTACCGCGACCGTCTTGGCTACGTCAATCTCGCCAGCAATCTACGATGAACGAAGACGAAGACCTACACGACGAGATTGACGCTCTCGCACTCGAAATAGAGCGGTCAATCAAGATAGCAAAGGAGCGAAACAAGAAGTGGGAGGGCGTGTTCGACCCGGAACCCCGTGAGATGAAGAATCAAGCGGAGGCGTTGTTCTCGTGAGCGTCGGACTCCCTCAGGAAACGAAGGATATTCTGATGGATATTCTTCAGCGGGCGGCTTCGCAGGATAGGGCGGTAATCGAGTTCAAGAAGCGTGACGGCGAGCTTCACGCGATGGACATAACGGAACACGTAGAGGTTCTGGAAGAAGAAAATGAGTGAGCTACGCAAACCAGACGTTCGGAGCGAGGTGTACCGACTCGAAGGACGACAACATTCTGTTTCGACCGCCAAGAGCCAATTCGCGGAGGAACACGATATTCCCTACTCGAACGTGAAGGGGAAGATGATTGACCGTCCCGGCTACGGTCGAAAGTTCCCCGCATACTGCGTCGTCGTAGAGGTCGATGAGTAAGGCTGAATCGTCGGGAATCGACCTCACCGTTCCCGACGACCACGCCGAGAACGGCCTCGAACACATCTCCAAGAGCCGAATCAAGACGTACCTCCAATGCCCCCGGAAGTTCCTCTACTCCTACTGGATGGACAACCGGACGCCCGGTTCCTACCACACGGAGAAGGGCAGTCAGATTCACCGAGCCTACGAGGACTTCCATCTCAACCTCATCGAGTACGTTGAGGAACACGGAGAGCGCCCTGAGTGGTATGCCTATGTGATGGGGCCGTGGGAGGACTACGCACAATGGCTTCACCCACACATCGAGAACTTCTGGAAGTTCGAGGACAAGCGGTGGGAGCTGGCCTGTGACTACGCCGCCGCGAAGTTCCGCGCTCTGGACGACCCCCGCGACGGCAAGACCGTGATGGAGTACGCCCTCGATGCTTGGCTCCCCATCGGGGTCGAAGTCGAAGGCCGACTCGAAGGCGACGACGTTCCTATCGGGAACCTCCCGTGGATGGGATACGCCGACGCCCTACTCCACGCCGCGACCGTCCCCGGCATCGAGGCCAACGAGGGCGTGGTGATTCTCGACTACAAGACCGGGAAGGTTCAAGACCCGAAGTACCGCCACAAGGGAATCTACCTCGAAGGTGAGTTCTACGGATGGCTGTTCGAGAACGACCTCGACTACGAAATCGCCGGAGTCGCCGGGTACTACCCGCAAGAGGATGAGTTGGTCGTCAGTCCATACCCGGACGAAGACCGCCGACACATCATCCGCAAGGCTGTCCTCGGGATGCAGATGAAGCCGACCGAGGAGAACTACGACCTCGAAACCGGCCCGCTGTGTCACTACGGCCACGGTAAGTGCTTCTTCTACGACGAGTGCGCTTCGACGTGGGGGAAGAAAGGCGGCGAAGGCTACCACGGGTTCGCTGAGCCTGACGGCTCCGTGAAACCCAAAGATGAGATTACGAAGCACAAGCGGGCGAAGAACTGGTATCCCTACTAATGGACTTCAATCTCCCTCACAACTGTACGAAGTGCGACAAGGAGTTCAACTATCTGAACCCTGAATCGAACGAGGATTACTACGTAGTCCAGAAAAGAAGCGCCCGCTACCGTGGGGCGACCGCCTCGGTCGTCTACTGTACCGGGTGCGCTCCGTTCGGCAACACGAAAATCCCCACTCAACTCGGCCTTGATGAGTGACGGGGAAGTATTCCTCCGACTCTGCCTGATTCCGCTCGGCGTTCTCGTTCTGAGCTACGGACTCGGAGCGATATACGACTACCTGCGATGCGAATACCGACGCTACAAAAACAATGACTGAAGGAAACCTCAGCTTCGTCCTACACAACGAATCGTTCGACGACCTCGCCTCGATGCTTACCGAGTACGCTCAGATGAAGCGTGTGGTGAGACAGCACGAGGAAGCGGAGCGGGCGGAAACCATCCGCAACACCCTGTACGCACAGCACGCTCACAGCCTACGTTAGCGACAAATTCCTAATGAGTCTCACCGAGTACGCATCGACCAGCGACAGCACCAGCTCACCCGACCGAATTGATGTTATAGTAACGTCCTGCGGCGGCGAGGATATGCCCCGAGCGGCCTACCGTGGTGGCTCGCTCGTGGGGATGGAAAGTACGAAAGCCCGACCACCGAGGGAGATTCCGGTGGAGTTCGTGGATTGGCCGTTCCTTCAAGATGATATTCCGTTCGACCAGAAGTGGGAAGCCCACCTCGATGTGGTGAAACGCGAACAGCCGAAATATGCTGTTGCGCCTGATATTCGAGACGAGTCTGACCTCGATTCTACTCTTGCTAAGGCTGACCGTCTCCGTCGCCACGCAGAGGTTATTATTGTGGTTCCGAAAGGTGTCAAGCCCGACCGTGTACCCTCTCGGTTCCGCGTCGGACTCCCCGCTCAAGACCGCTTTGGTGGTGTACCGTGGCCTGTATGGGAGTACCGTAACTGCCGAAGCGTTCACATCCTCGGTGGTAGCCCCCACCGACAATTCGATTTATCCCACTACGTGCCTGTTCACTCCGTGGACACCGCTTCACCGCTGAAGGCGGCTCAATTCGGGAGTGTGTGGCAGGGCGATAAGTGGGGTGAGGACGGCTACAACTACTACGACCGCATCGAGCGGTCGATGGAGAACGTTCTACTCTCTTGGAACAAGGACGACCGCGTTGACTCCGCGTTCCTGAACCGGCGACGGCGGGAGGTCGAACACCCACAGACGCCTCCGGTTCTCGAAACCGAACGGAAGGCGCGACCACACTCCCGCGACGAACTCTGTATCGGCCCGGACGAGGAACACCCGTTCCCCGGTCGGGCGTATTTCTACCGTGACGACACGCTCTCCTACCCCGAATGGAAGGAGGAATACCGGGGCGAGTCCCCGGCATATCTCTAATTCTCTGAATCTCTGTTTCGGTCGAAACGCCGTCAGCATCCGCTGGCGGTGCGGCACGAATCCAGAGATATGACGAAATGCCGAAAATGCGAAAATAGAGAGCCGATTCCCGGTAAGTCGCTCTGTCACTTCTGTTTGGAGATAGCGAAGAACGCGACAATGCGGGAACGACAACGAGAGAATGAGTAGCACACTATTCAACTACACCGACACACCAGCACCGAAAACGACCCTCGTTGCTCCGATACGTAAATCGGACGTTGTAATCGGCCACTTCGGAGAGGACGCTCACCGTGGTCGGGTTGCTACGTTCCCCCGGAACCGTCACGGAAAGGGGGAGGCCGACCAGCACTACTTCCGCAAGTACGCAGGGTACGCAATCTCCGAGGATGTTCTGAATCAGGTTCAGGGGATGGGCGTCAGTTCCATCTTCATCATCGAGCGCGACGACAGCCGGGTTATCGAGTACGACCCCGTGGCGTTCACGAACGGCGAGGTCGTCGCCTACGACCCTGAAGCGAACACCATCATCGAAGGAGAGGAGCGGATAGAGCGGAACCGCGACGGGTTCGAGGACGTACAATACGTCGCTCCTGAAGCGACGGCGAACACGACGTGGGAGCGTTCTGAGGTTACAATCACCAAACAACGATGAGTCAGAACCAGAGTCACCAGCAAGCCGCACCGTGTGGATGTAACAACCCCCGAATCGCCCCGCAGGGCGGATGCCGCACCTGCCTGAACTGTGGATGGAGCGCCTGTCTCGTTTAAAATGAAGGAAATCTACGTTACGAACACCGAACTGATTTACGAAGACTACACCCCGAAGGTCAAACTGTTCGGTCGAACCGAAGCCGGGAAACCGGACTCTATCGTGGTGGAGAACTTCGACCCCTACTTCTACGTCCCGGCAGAGGAGAAGGACGAGGTTGACCCGTTCGATAATGACCACATCGAGGGGTATGACGACACCGACTTCACCGGCCTCGTGAACCAAGACGAGCTGGCGAAGGTCGTCGTGAACAACCCCAAGAAGATGGGCGAGGTCGCGTCGTTCTTCTCGAAGTCGTGGGAAGCCGACGTGGACTACACCGACCGGCTCCGAATCGACCTCGGAATCAAGACCGGCGTTCGCGCCCCGTCCGGCAGGGTCACTCCCGACGAGCTTGAGCCGGTGGAGTTGGACGCCCCACCCCGCGTTCTGACGTTCGACATAGAGACGGACGACCGGGGCGAGGGCTTCCCCGACTACGGGAAGGCTCGAATCCTGAGCATCGTCGCTCACGACAACTACACCGACGAGTACGTGGGGTTCATCGACCTCGACGGTCACGGGCTTGGGGAACGCTTCCCCGACGCAGACCTCGATGCGGTGAGCCACCCGAGCGACCTCGGCCTCGACCACCTCGACCAGCTCAAGTTCGAGCCGAACGAGCGGAAGATGCTCACGGAGTTCGCCAAGTACGTGAGCGAGAAGGACAGCGACCTCGTGGTTGGCTGGAACAGCAACGGGTTCGACACCCCGTTCGTTATCGAGCGGATGAAAGAGCGCGGTGTCAACGCTGACCGCCTCTCCCGCACCGGGAACGCCTACACCGGGTACGGCGGCCCGACGATTCAGGGACGTACCTGCTACGACCTGATGGACGCTTGGAAGGACACCAAGTTCACGAAGGTCAGCGGGAGCCTCGATTCCGCCGCCGAGATGGAGTTGGAGGACGCGAAAATCGAACACTCCGATAAGGGCTTCTACGAGCTATACTCGGAGAACACCCGCAAGTTCCTCAACTACAACACGAAGGACGTTTTCCTCACGGTCGGCATCAACGAAGCCGCGAACGTCCTCGCGTTCAAGAAGGCCCTGCGCGACACGATTGGTCTGGACTTCGAGCAGACCACGGCGAACAACGAGTTCATCGAGATGATGATTCGCCGGAAGCTCTACGAGGAGGGCTACGCCGGGCCGACCGCCGACCCGCCGGAGGACTCCGGTAAGTACGACGGGGCCTACGTGTTCCCGGCGTTCACCGGCCTCAAGGAGAACGTGGTCGGTATCGACCTCGCTTCCCTGTACCCGAACGCACTCTGGATGCTGAACGCCAGCCCGGAAACGAAGGTTGACCCCATCCACGTCGAAGAACACGACGACGGCCTGTACGCTGTCCTCGAAGAAGGGGGCGACCTCGTGCCGGTAGCGAAGGCGGCCAACGACGTTTACTTCCGACTCGATTTCGACGGCGTGTTCCGCGAACTGGTGGACGAAGCTCTCCGCCTCAAGGAACACGCTGGCGAGATGAAGAAGGACGACTCGCTGAGCGCCGAGGAGAAGGCGAAATGGGGCGAGGAGTATAGTGTCAGGAAGACGATAGTTAACTCTATCTACGGCGTTTTGGGGTGGGTTCGGTTCTTCCTCTACGACTCCGATATTGCCGCCGCTGTCACCCTTACTGGGCAGGCAGTAATCAAGCGTACCGCGAAGTACGTGGACGATGAAAGTGTCGCAAATGTAGCATACGGGGACACCGACTCAAATTATATAGAATTTGATAGTTCGATGAATCAGCGAGAGTGCCTCGAAGCCGCCGACGAAATCACGGACACGTTGAACAACGAGGTGTACGTCGAACTTGCCGCCGAGTACGGGATGCCGACCGACCCGTGCCGGTTCGATATTGAAATCGAGATGTACGCCTCTCGGTTCTTCATGTCCGGCCAAAAGAAGTTCTACGCCTACGTGAAGGTGTGGGACGAAGGGATGGACTATGACGCCCAAATCAAGGACGGCAAGGGCAAGCTCTCCATCTCCGGCTACCCGTGCAAGAAGAACAACACGGCTCAGCTCACCAAGGAGGTTCAGCGAGAGACGCTGGAAACCATCGTTCGCGGCGGCTCGAAGGACGAGATTCGCCGCATCATTCGGGAAGGAGCCGAACGCATTGACGCCTCGAACCCGGACTTCGACCTAATCGGAATCCCCGGCGGTCTTGGAAAAGAACTTGAAGACTACTCGTGGTCTGATGGGACGCCAAAGGGCGCTTCGCCCCGAGCGGCGTTCTACGCTAACAAGTTCATCAAGGACTGTAACTTCGGGAAGGGGAACACGGTCAAGCGGGTCTACCTCAAGCACACCACGCTCGGAGAAGACGCCCTCGATGTGATTGGATTCGAGCGGGGAGCGCAACTGGACGACCTCCGTGACCGCCTCACCGTGGACGTGAAGCGGATGCAGGACACGCTCGTTCGGAACCCGATGGTAGATATTCTCGACGCGGTGGACATTGATGTGGACGCCGCAATCGAGGGGCAGAGTCAGACCGGCCTCGCCGCGTTCTGCTAATGTCCCGAGAAAGACCGTGGCAAGACGAGGAAACGCTTAGAGAAAAGTATTCGACACACCGCTCCTGCCGAAAGGTCGCGGCAGACCTCGGCTGTTCCAAGGAGACGATTCGATACTGGATGGAGAAATTCGGTATCGAGAGAACCGGACGGAAGCACAACGTCGCCGTCACGGAACGTTCCGATGGATACGAACAGCTCACCGTCAACATCGACGGAAAGACCTACTCGTGCCTCCATCATCGGCTTCTCGCCGTTGCCGAGTACGGTTACGACGCCGTGGTAGAGAATGATGTTCACCACAAGAACTCGATGAAGCTGGACAACCGAGTGGAGAACATCGAACTTCTCGGCCACGCTGAACACGCGAAACATCACTACGAAACGCGAACGCTGAACGAGAGAGGTCAACTCGTTTCTATTGCCTAAAGACTCACATAGGAGTCTTTAAGTCATTAGATACCGTCTATTAGAGTGAGGAGCGACTTCTCCGCTTTTCTGAACCAGAGAGACGCATCTATGAGATACATCACACCCGTTACTCAGGACGAACTTGCATCAATGCTCGCTGACGTTCTCAGCGACGTACTACGAGAGGACTGCCGCATCGAGGGGTTTCAGGAAACGCATCACTTCAACCCCGAGATGACCGAAATCGACCTCAATCTCGTCTACTACCACGAATGAAAGTCGAACTCAAGACAGAATACAGCACGCCGAACCCCGACGACGTTCCCGTAATGGCCGCTCGCGGAGACTACATGAGCGAATCCCTCGTCGGGAAGACCATCGAGGACGCCCTCGCCGGGACGCCGAAGACGCAGGAAGAACTGATTGCTGACCTACTCCGCCGTGGTCACTTCGGCCCATTTGAACACATCCAAGCGTTCTTCGCGGTCGAAGGACTCAGCCGTTCAGCTATGGCTCAGGTGACGCGACACCGCCATATGTCGTTCGACGTTCAGAGCCAGCGGTACTGCGACTTCTCCGAGAAGAACATCGTCGTCCCACCGGGCGACAAGAACAACCCCGGAGCCTCCGACGTGGTTCTCGGCCAGTACGACGGCCCCGCCGAGGACTTCACCGGAACTGACGCCTTCGAGGGGCATTTCCTCAACTCGGTAGAGCTGTACGAACGGCTCATTGAGGAAGGAATGGCGAAGGAGGACGCTCGGTTCATACTCCCTATCGGCGTGGAGGTTGACCTGACGTTCTCAGCAAACGCTCGGACTCTGATGCACTTCTTCGACCTTCGGAAGAATATGAAGGCCCAATGGGAGGCCCGTGAGTTCGCCACCCAAGTCCTCGACGAGTGTAAGGAGTGGTCGCCGCTCGTCTTCACGGCCTACGAGGAAGTTACGAACAACAACTCAATCATCGCCCCATGATTCTCTCTCAGCACGATATTCAGCACGCAATTAGCCGTGGCGACCTCGGTGCAACTCGGGGTGATGGGAAACAACTCTCCGTCGAACCTGCCTCGATGGATTTGCACCTCGGGTCGGAGCTTAGGATTCCTGCCGCGACCGGCGTGGTCGAAGTTAACGACGCCGACACCTACCCGGCTCACTACGAAAGAACCAGCGAGCTTTCGCTCTCTCCCGGTAAGTTCGCGCTGGCCCACACGGAGGAGAACATCACCGTCCCCGACGACAAGGTGGGTATCCTCCACGGGCGTAGCTCGGTCGGACGGCTCGGCCTGTTCATCCACAACGCGGGCTTCATCGACCCCGGATTCCGAGGACAAATCACCCTCGAACTGTTCAACGCCGCTCCCTACCCGATTCGACTCCGCGACGGGATGCGGATTTGCCAGCTCGCGCTTCACGATATGAAGACTAAGCCGGACGTGGCGTACTCGAAGGAGAACGGGAACAAATACAACGACCAGACCGGGCCAACCGCTTCGCGGTTGTATGAGGACTTCGATGAATCGGCTTGAGCAAGTCCACGAGCTTCTGGAACAGACGAAGCTCGGTGAGGAACCCATCAAGAACGGCGTGGCTGGTGACGTGGGGACGCTCAAGCAGTTCGTTCCCGAGGTCGAACCGAACCAAGATATTCGGATTGCCCGCCACCTGAACGCGCTCCTACAAGAGCTACCGCGTAGTGCGCTCTCCCCGGAGACGGAACACGAACTCTACAACCTCCGCAACGAGTTTGAGGCTGAGGCGAAGAACGCGGTCTTCGAGCGTTGTGAAGTTGACTCGATGGAGTTGGCTAACCTTCGGAGCTACGATGCTCACGACCCGGTATCCAAAATCCGGTTCAGTATCTCAGAGTCCGAGTACCGGGAACACGACAATCCGATTCGGACGGCGAAGCATTGGCTCGCGCGGGCTGTGATGGAGCCGTGACGACGCCTTCCATTCCTGAGGACGCGAAGGTTCGAGCGATTACTGACCACAACGGAAACATCTGCGGCTACTTGTTCGGGCGGTATGAGCTTCCGTGGCCGCTAATCGAGCGCATCGACCAGCCTGTTCCGACGACGGGCTACCACGGAGTGAACTACCACACCAGACCGCTCACCGATGAAGACTGAGAATACCTACATCTACTCGTTCTACCTTGGATTCACGATTCAGGTTTTCTCGCTTCTGTTCGTGAAGGCCGCGCTGTACGCGGTGTTGGTGGTTTCGCTTCTGAATATGCTGGCGACGATGTTCCTCTACCCGTGGTTCTTCGTGTGGCTGATGAAGGGGAGGTGGTCGGTTCCGATTCGGTATTTGGAGCCTCCCCAGTAGCCCACTAAGACTTATTTCGGCATCTTTAAGTCATATAGTACCGTATCGGTACTATACGACGAAACATCCGAATGAAGGGCGCGGGCGCTCATAACGCGCGAAATATCTATCTTAGATATATACTCTTAGTAGTTATCTACTGATAGTTACCTACTTTGAGTTTTACCACATCGAGGGTTGTTCACTCAACTAAGACAGTACCGTAGTAGAACACACAGAGTTATACACTCTATCTAAACAGAACTAATGATTGTAGAAGGAGACAGTACGACAGCAGAGATACATCTACCAGAGAAAGAAGTGGAAGACGGACTCCGAGAAGAAATCAAGGAGATGGTTGACCACGAGGCGTTCCAGAATCCGGTGAAGTTTATGCCGGACTGTCACGGAGGCCTCGGGCCTGCCTGTATTGTGGGGTTCTCAATGCCGCTGACTGACCGCGTGATTCCGAAGACGGTCGGCGGGGACATTGGGTGCGGGATGACGGCGGCCCGCCTCGATGTGTCGAAAGCCGACCATCCCTCCGACATAGACGACTTCCGAGAGGTGAACAGCGAGGTGCGCGACCGGATTCCGATGGGAACGGGTCGCGTTCACAAAGAGCCGAAGGTCGAACTTGAGTGGTCGTTCCCGTGGTGGAAGGCGAACGAGAAGCTACTCCACTTCTACGACGCGATGGACTTCGACTACGAGAGCCGCGACGAGGGGATGTTCCGACCGGATTACTTCGAGAAGATGTGTACCCGAGTCGGGGCGGGAAGGCGGTACGCGCTTCGCTCGCTCGGAACGCTCGGCTCCGGTAATCACTTCATCGAGCTGGCTGAGTCCGAGCTGTCCGGCGACCTGTGGGTGGTCGTTCACTCCGGCTCCCGTAACCTCGGGCAGAAGGTCGCGGCGTACTGGCAGGAGAAGGCGACCGAACACCGTGACGCCGACGTGAAGTGGGGCGAGATGGGTGAGCGGTTGAAGCACTACACGAACCGCGACGGCTCCCCGGATTGGGAGAAGATTCGTCTCTACAACGACGGCAAGGAAATCGAGCGCATCGGCTCCGAGATTGAGTCCTACACCCCCGACGCGAACCGGAACAAAGACCTCGATTACCTCGAAGGACGCGAAGCCTACGGCTACTACTACGATATGATGCTCACTCAGACCTACGCGAGCTTCAATCGTCTTCTGATGGTTCAGGAGGTGGCCGAAACCCTCGATGCGTCGATTACCAAGTTCCTCGACTCCCCGCACAACTACGTGGACTTCGAGGATATGATGATTCGCAAAGGCTCCACCCGCGCTCAGGACGGCGAGCTGTTCGCCATCCCGATGAATATGGAGGACGGAACCCTACTCTGTCAGGGACGCGGGAACCCCGACTACAACTACTCGGCTCCCCACGGCGCGGGGCGACTTGGTTCTCGTGGATGGGCACGCTCCGAGTTTGACGCCGACGCTACGCGGAAGCGGATGTACGACAACGGGACGTACTCGGCGGTCGTCCCCGGCGACGAAGTTCCGCAGGCGTACAAGTCCCCGGAGCTAATCGAGGAACACCTCGGCCCCACGGCGATGGTCGTTGACCGACTGAAGCCCGTAATGAACTTCAAGAAGTAGAACCCTGTTTGCCACCCCCGACCCCCCGTGGTCGGGGGTCTTTTTGTTTTTAGAACGATGTGATTGCCGGGTGTTTTTCAGTACGCCAAATCAAGAGTCAGAATATGTCGTCTGATGAACCGGATGGAGTAATGACACTCCAACTTTCGGGAGAGCAGGGGCTTCGCGCGTTTAATCAGTTCATCGAGGAAGCTGGATTCGGTGATTCCATCGAGAACATCGAGGTGACTATTGAGGCTGAGTCTCCGATAGACTTGACTGAATACATCACCGGAGAGGAAATCCCCCGTCGAAGTGGTGAAGACGAAGGGGACGACCCCGACCTCGTTTCATTCGAGGAAGGCTCACGGACGCGACGACTTGCCAAATTCCTCTATGAGAATAATGGGAATGAGTGGCACACAACGAATGAAATCAAATCGAAACTCCCCGAGGACTCCGAGATAGACCCGGACGATGTGAGTCAAATTCTATGGGAACTATCGGAGCGCGACGTAGTGGAGAAACAGCCACACGATGAAGACGGTCGCAAGAAGGAATACCGACTGAACGAGCGCGGAATGCGCTCGGTTGATGAATTATAAGTAATCAGTCAGGCACAAAAGGAACCTTTTGACGAATCACCTTACGAAACCAATTACCTCGCTCTAAACCTCTACTATTCCACTCTCGAAGCTGGATTCTGAATAGATACTTCAGTTCGTGGAATATCCAAGCGCCCCAAGAGATGAGGACAAATCCAGCGAATAGGTACTGGATGGTCGGGTTCAATTGGTATGATTGGAGGAGGAAAAACAGTCCAGAGAACAGGAGCAGACCCGAATATCTGAGAGCGGTGATTTGTAGGTGAAACAGAACCACTCGAACATCGCTAAAGAGTTCTAAAATGAACGTGAGCATCAAGAAACCAGCACAGAGGGTCAAGATGCCAACTGTGAGTTCCTGATAGTAGCTCAACTCAGTATCCTCTAATACAAATTGAATTATAACTAAAACAATAGCAAACAGGGCAATCGACTCGGATGCTGTCCTATCCACCACAGACATTGAATCCTTAGATGAAGGAGCCTCGCTGATAGATACTGGATTAATCAATATCTGGACGGTGGGTACGAATATGAAAATGCCAAGTAGAACGAGATATACCCCACCTATGGAAATCATCTAACTATTCCCGATGTTCAAAGCAGTAGTCGTGTTCTCGTCCTACTGCGCTTTTACATCCCGATTCAGCACAGGTCTTCTGTAACGCATCAGTTTCAAATTTGTCGTCAGACATAATCACTCACGATGCTGTGGACAAAATTCGTGTTCTCGCCCAATCGGGGTATCGCACCCCGATTTAGCGCATAGACTGAGCTTTTGGTCTATTCCAAGGGGGTCGTCTTCAGACATATTCACCCTCGATGCTTCGGACAGAATTTGTGTTCTCGCCCAATGCTGGCTTTACAGCCGTCTTTGAGGCACACTTTGACGTTCGCGGCGATATTCGGGTTTCCTTTATCGTCAGACATAGTTGACCAGATTAGTCCTCACGGTGTTTCAAACAGTAATCATGCTCTCGACCAACGTGCCTACCACAGCCATCTTCTCTACACGCTTTTTGTAACTCTCGTCGGTTTCCATCTTCCGACATTATTCTCTATGTAGAGGGCAGTAATCGTCTTCCTTGCCAACCTGATTGTCGCAACCGGATTCTAAGCAGGTCTTGTATTTCTTAAACGGCTCTCTATCGTCTCCGCTCATACTTCAAAGGTATAAACCTCAACACATCAGTTTTGCGGGTGTCAAAAAGAGGAATATACCGCAGGCTACCAGATTTGTTCGACCGCGCTCCCTCGGGTGTCCGAGTCCGAGTGGAGGTACTTCATCGTCGTCGTCACGCTCTTGTGGCGGAGTTGTTCCTTTGCGTGGTGCGGGCCAACGTGGTTCGCCCAATAGGTTGCGACTCCGTGGCGGATGCTGTACCACGAGATTTTGTTCTTCTGGTTCTCGGGAATCGGGACGTTCCCCGACTCGATGATTCGGTCAAGCAGGCCGTTACACGAGTCGGAGTTGTAGGGGCGGGCTTTCTGCGTGAGCCACAGCTCGTCCCGACCGTCGTACTTCTCCATCGTCGCCCGCTCGTCTATCCAACGTTCGAGCGCCTTCGCCGTGCGCTTCTGTATCGCGCAGTTCCAATGGCCCTCGTTTTTCGTGGACTCGTCCTTCGGGATGTTCAGCTCGTTATCTTGGAGGTTCACCCAAGACACCTTGGCGCGTCCGACCTCGATGGGTCGAAGCCCGGTGTCCAGCGTAGCCGCAATCATAGATGGGTACTTCCACGAGTTTGCTTTTTTGAACTCCTCCGCCCCGACCTTCGACTTGGGGACTTGAAGCCGCTGAGAGACGTAGGACTTCAACTCCTGTCGTTCCTCCGGGGTACAGGAGTAGTAGCTCTTGACCGACGAGTGTTGAAGCGCGGATTGATACAGCGGCTCAAACGCGGCGCGACGTAGGTACTCTCGCTCGTCGCCGTTTGACTGAGAGAGTTCGAGGTCGGGTTCCCAATCGTAGTCCTTCCCCTGAACGTGGTTACAGTAGCGGAAGTACCGGCGAATATCCTTCGCGTGGTGAAGCACCGTGCTGTCAATCATCGAGTCGGCTTGATTCAACAGCGAGATGAACTTATCTGCGTGTTCGGGTGTGAACTTGGTAGTGTATTGGCCCTCGTATTTCCATAGCCAGCGGAAGACGGTTTCGAGCTTGTAGTGGGTACTCTCAAGCGTGGTTCGAGCCAGTCCCTCGTGCTTGTCGGGGTTCTTCCCGTAGTTGCCGAGCCACGTCAGGACTTCCTCTTTGAAATCGTGGTAGTCCTGAACCATATTGAGGCCGAACGCTTCGAGGTCTTCGCGCGACCGTTGGCTCACGAGTGGGAAGCCGAACTCGATGGGTTTGGGCGCGGGTGGTATATCCTCGGATGCCGCGCTCATTTCCATCTGGTCGAGGGGGTCGTCGCGGTTCATCGTCCGGCCCCCACGTTGAGGAAACGCGCTTTCGTGTGACTCAGCGTTATAGTGTCCTGACAACTCTCGGAATCGCAAGACGGCGCGGGGGTGTACGTTTGTGGGTAGAGTGCTTTCTTGGGGTACATTGTTTCGCTCCCAAGAAGCACGCAAAGTGGGAATACAGGCCGTGTAGCCCGTGAAAGCCTGAGGCGGGATTTGAACCCGCGCTCTCGTCCTTACCAAGGACGCGCTCGCCTCCGGCGGGGAGTGGCTAAGCTTCCGGCACTCCTTGCCGGGTTCACACCACTTGGCGTGCTTCTCTACACTCTACTACCAACTCTGCTTATAAATAAACAGGGGGTATAGCCCCGGATGCCGTGCGTGTACCACTTTCTATCCATAACTCATATTGGGAAATGAAGAACCCCCTACCAACCCCCGTTTTATAAACCCCCGGTGCGTGACTCTTTATATGGAACTCACCCCGAAGCAACTCGCTTTCCTCGAACACGAGTTAGAACACATCAAGGACAATCCCGACCGAGACTACGAAGACCGAACTATCGCCGCAGAACTCTACGGGAAAATCTCCGGCGAAATCGAGTGGGAGAAACAACAGCATCTCAACGGAAACATCTCTCCCGAAGAAATCTTCTCCTGAATCAACGCATCGAGGCTTTTTCGGGAATGCCCGCGACCCCAGAGCGGGTTGCCTTGTAGATTAGTCGGAGTTGAAGAATTTTGTTAAGGCGGACTCGGCGGCCTCCTTTTCGTTCGCAAATTCCTCCTTCTGTCTCCCTTTTCTGACTACTATCAAGCCGTCCGGGTCACTCACGTCGATTTCAATTTTCTCAGTCTCTGCGGGAATTGCGACAACCCCATTCTCGTGATATAGTTGGTGGGTGACGTTAGAATCCACTCTGTCAGCCCATTTCTTATTGAAAGCGTAATTTAACGCGGCTGACATAGATTCAACCCGTTCTATCAGACCCGGATTGCTCATTAACGGTGTCTCTGTCGCCGTCCAATTTAGTTCCTATCCCCTTGGTACACGTTGACTGTATTGGGATATTTCCGTACAAGGGAATAAACGGATTCAATCTTTTCGGCGTCTGCGGGTTTTGCCCCATCCAATGTCGGATGACCAGATAGTATCTGCTTGGAATCCTTTGGATGACCTCGGTATTTCCCAACGAGAACTAAACAAAACGATTATCCGAGAATTTGAGGAACACGACGGCGAGGAACTTCCTGAACCCTACAACCCCTTCGACGGCTGTGGTGTTTACGGCCTTTATTACTTCGGTGACTACGAGAACTACGAGCCGGTCTCGAACGACAAGTGGGAGTACGACTTCCCGATTTACATAGGCAAAGCCGTGCCATCCGGCTCGCGTACCGGGGGAGCGCACTTGGAATCCTCTACCGGGCGTGGAATTTACAAACGACTTCTCGAACACCGAAAGAGCATCGAGCAGGCCGAGAATCTGGACATAGACAACTTCAGGGTCAAGTACCTGATTACCAGTTCCATCTGGATTCGGTACTGTGAACAGACCCTCATTTCGTACTACAAGCCGTGGTGGAATCGGTACATCGACGGTTTCGGTGACCACGACCCCGGAAAGGGAAGAGCGAATCAGGAACGCTCCGTGTGGGACACCCTTCATCCGGGGCGTGGCTGGGTCGAGAAGCGAGACCTCCCGCGCCGCGATACAGAGCCGAACGTTTGGGAAGAAGAAGTGCAACCAAAAGTAGACGCTGAGTGGCGGCGTGAAAACGTGAAGAGCCTGTCTGTGACAGAAGAGGAGGTTGACGGGGCCGAAGACGGGGAACTAACTGACTTCGCCTAAGTCCTCTGCTTCGTCGTCCAGCGATTCAGGTAGTAGTATCGGGAAGCCGTCGCGGATACGGTACTCCTTCCCGCAGGATTGGCACTCCATCGTGCCTTTCACGATTTGACCCGCGTGTTCTTCGGCCCGTTCTGTGATTTCAATATCGCCGTGACAATCCGTTTCCGGGCATCGAATCACGGACTGGAATTTTGGATTCATTGTTCGGGCTTGTAGAGAGTTACGACAACGTCGGTCAGGTCTTCTGTCCGAAGCGACGAAGAGACACGGGTATTGGACGAGTGAACGGGTGACCCGACTACCTCAAAGTCGAAGTGTTCCTCAATCATCTCCGCGATGATTTCACCGACAGGAACGTTCACGTCCTTGATGACGCTGTTCCCGACGACATACACCGCGTGGGAGTCTGGTTTGAGGAGCCGGTACTGTTGCTCAAACCCATTCCCAAGGTCGTTGAAGTAGCGGTTTACGTATCGTGCCCATCCCGGCCCACCGAGTTCTTCACGCTCGGGTTCCTGTTTCCGAATCTCGTCGGTGACCGATTCCAGCGTCTCAGTCGGATACTTCATCTCGACCTCTTCCCGGCGAACAATCTGCCAATACGAACCCATCATGTTATCCTCGAACTTCCGACGGGAACGGTCGGCCCAGTAGTCAAGCCAGTAGAGATGGGGCCGGGTTTGCCGGATGTAGTTCATATTGTTCGCGTAGGGCGGCGACGTTACAAGCAAGTCCACGCACTCGTCTTGGAGAGCTGGGTGTTCCTCGCCGTCGGAGTTCATTATCAGGGCATCCCCGAAGGAGTTGGAATCATCCCGGTTGAGTACCTTCTCCTCAACGTCTTCCACGACGTTCATCAGTTTCTCCTCGAACGCCTTGGCGACGTTTGCTTCGTTCTCGATGATGTTACCGTCGCTGTCTCTTCGGTAGCCCAGAGATGGGTCGTAGCCACCGTTAGATACGTCCACGAGGATGGAAGCAAAGGAGATGAGACCCAGCATCCGAAGTCCCTCTGTTTCGATTTCCATAATGTTGCCCTTGAGAATCCGAAGTTGCTCAAGGACAGAGTCGGTGTACCAGTTCTCGATGTTCGCTAACTCGGGAACCTCCGATTTTGCCTTAATGCGAACGTCCTCGACAGCGCCCTGACCGGAGAAGGTATCGAGAGTTGCGTTCGGGAACTCAGAGAGAACCTGCGGCTTCACGTCGTTTAGGAACTCACGCGCACCCGTCCGAACATCCTTCGGGTAGGTGTGCCAGTCGGTCTTCGCCCGAGCGACGAAGGCCATAAACGGGTTGATTTCAGTCCCGATTCCGTCTCGGCCTGAGTCTATCGCTTCCACAACCGTCGTTCCAGAACCACAATAAGGGTCAAAGACAGTAGGTGTGTAATCCCCGTCAGGCTCGTCGCAGTATTCTTCGATAACACTCCGAACGAACTTAGCGTCGTAGCCAGCCACATACCCGAACCACGAGTGAATCGGCAGACGCTTGTTCGCTCTGAAGGAGATATCGCCCATCTCGTCAGACATTAGTTCTTATACCTCCCAAGGTTCAGGCTCGTCATATTCTTTCTCATCGTTCTGTATCCCATCATTAGGTCTTTCTGCTTCGTGTTCCCATAAGCAAAGCAGGTACATAGATATTTCCCCATACAAGGGAATAATCCTGCGTAAACATCTATGCCAATGCATTGGGAAAATCCCCGTAATGGGAATCTCGCTGACTAAGCCCAAATTGCGGATTCTAAATCTATTAGCCGAGGAGCCGAGACACGGCTACAAACTCGCAAAGGAACTCGATTTACACGGTAGTACGGTCTATGAACATCTCCACGACCTTGAGGAAGAGAATTACATCGAGGGGGAAGAGGATGACCGCAGAATCATCTACTCGCTGACCGAGAAGGGCGAACTAATCCTTGAAGCCGAGAGTATGGACGACTAACCCAGAAGAGACTCCAATTTCTCGCGGAGTTCGACAAACTCGGTTTGGGCCGTATCTGCCTCTCTGACGCCCGTAATTACGACTTTCCCAGACGCAAATATGAGTATCGTGCAACTGCTACTACTCGGTCGGAAAATTAGACCGGGGAACTGTTCAGGTTCATATTCGGTGTTTTCAAGTCCCAGCCCGATGGCGAGCGCATTAAGATTTAGATTCAGGTGGTCACTCAACTCGGCGGTACAAACGACGTTCTGAACCTGAAATTCATCGACTACTTCGGACTCGTCCACATCTACACCAGAGATAATTCCTAATGAGGCGAGGGCGCTAAAGAGTTGTTCCTTGGCGCTGTGTATCTCCTCGTGGGTATCAACCCCGGTGAAGACGTAGACACCAGTTGGGGCGAGAATACCAAGCGCCTCTCCCTCTCTAAAATGGATTAGAAGCCGATTCCCCTGCCGTCGGCTGTGTTCCACGTCCTCAATTATATCCAGTTCTCGGAGGTCTTCGGCCACCGCCGCTAAGTCTAATTCGAGGTTTAGTTTTCCCGACGCAACGATATTCGCCACCTCGATATCGGGTAAGGATTCTATTTCTGAGTCACCGCTCATAGGATGCCTCCGTGTTGTCCTTAGAGAGACGAGCCACCATACTGCTTGAACGGTGTTCACACAGCCTTAGAAGACTACCGTTCGAGAGCCGCAGTTCCCGCCGCACGATGAACCTCTCTGTTTTCTGAGTTCTTTTCTTCTCGTGAACAGACGCATCGAGGGGGTTTCTCCACACCACTACACAAAAATCCCCCACCGGGCCGAAGCCCGATGGGGGGATTGCCTATTTAAACCCAAGAACTATATTCGGAGATACACTTAGACTCCGGTAATGGAACCGCTCAAGCCCTCGCCGGAAGAATGTGAGAGCATCTGTGAGCAAGCATTTCTCGTTGCGAGAGAAGAATTAGATGAAGAAGACGTTACTATCGAGTTCTTAGACTACTCTGAAGAAGAAGAAAACGACTATGGACAGACGCTCTATCCGTTTACCGTCCGATACGACATAGACGCCAACCCATCGCCAGCTCCCTCAGAAGGATTCGATACCGGAACGATTGGGAATGGATTGTACGTCGAAGCGACGAGTGGGAGAACAGACGAAATGGATGTTGCCACCTTCGTCGTTCTCGATATGAACCCCGAGGATGAAGGCGACCGCTTTGAGTTCGGAGATAACTAAGACCAGTTCTACTTACACGGACTGTACCAGCACTCCGGGCACACCGCACAGTCGTCTGTTTTCTCAAGCTCACCGTCTCCGCACTCCGGGCAGGTGAGCGTGTCCGAACCCACGTCGTCCTCGCCAACGATACCGAGCTGAACCGCCGCCTTCTCGCTGACCTCTCCCTTGAGGTATAGTTCGAGCAGGTCGTCGTCGCGGTCGCCGTCGTCGTCCAGATTGTTGTCCACGCGCGTCGTGAGAACCTGAACGTCCCGAGAGCCGTCCCGGTACACGGTGAGGCCCTTGATAACCGCGCCGCGCCGGTTCGCATCGAGCGCGAGCTGGTAGGCTTCGCTCACGTCGTCGTGGGTCGCGCTGTTCGGGAGGTTGACCGTCTTGCTGATACCCGAGTCGCAGAACTCCTGAAACGCTCTCTGCATCAGGCCGTGCTGTTCGGAGGACAAGTCCTGCGTGGTCACGAAGATTTCAGCGATTTCCTCGGGGATGGAGAGGTCGTTGACCCCCTCAAACTCGTTGTTCCGCATCAGCCGCTCGGCTTCCTCCTTGATGCTCTCCACATCGAGGCCGTTCGCTTCGAGCGTCCGAAGGAAGTAGTCGTCAAACTCCACGAGCAGGTCGTCGCCCTGAATGTCCTCGGAGACGTTCTTGAAGTTCGCCACGTTGTAGGCAGGCTCGCACCCGCCCGTCGTGTTCGCCAGCATCGAGGTCGTGCCGGTCGGGGCGATTGTCGTAATGTTGTGGTTGCGGATGAAGAACCCGCCAGCGTGGTCGTTCGGGTCAAGCCCGGTGCGGGCCGCGAACCACTCGGGGTACTCGGTCGGGTTGGCGTACTTCGACTTGTCCCAGTAGGAGAACACGCCGCGCTCCTTAGCGAGATTGTGCGACGACCACGTTCCCTTCCGGTCGATGTACCGCATCACGCACCGCGCGACCTCGTAGGAGTCCTGCGTCCCGTAAGGAATCCCCATCTGGAAAAGCATCTGAGCGAAGCCCATAATGCCAAGTCCGATTTTCCGCATCCCGTTGACGCGCTCGGTAATCTCGGGGATGGGGAAGTCCGACTGCGTGACCACGTTATCGAGGAATCGGACACCCGCCTCGATGGTTCGATTCAGGTCTTCAAAGTTCGTGACCTCCTCGAAGTACCACTCCACGGCTTCGCGGGTGGAAAGGTCGCCCGTAGCGATTGAATCCAGCTTGTCGCTCAGGAACTCGTCGTAGGTCGGGGCGTCCTCGTTCAGCATCAAGCTCAGGTTGATGTGACCGAGGTTGCACGCCTCGTACTCCACGAGCATCTGCTCGGCGCAGGGGTTAGTCGCGTTCATTCGGAACTCGGGGTACTCGTCCACGTCGAAGGAGTGCTGGCGGTTCGACTCCTCGAAGTTGAACAGGCCCGGCTCACCGTTCCGCCACGCCCCGTCAATCATCACGTCCCAAATGAACGCGGCGGGAAGCTCCATCGGCTCCCCCACTTCGAGGCGAAGACCCTCGTGTTCCTCCCACTTCTCACGGAGCGTCACGCGCTCCCCGAACAGCTCGCACTCAATCTCGTCGGCGTAGTCCCGCCACAGGTTCTCCTCCACGACCGCGCCCTCGCCGTCGTCAAAAGCGTCACGCGGGTTGTCCTGATACTCCGGGGAGTAGAAGTGGGCCGACGCCTCTCGGACTATGTACGGCTCCTCGTAGTCCGTCTCCGGGTCGAATAGAGTGTAGGAGTCCTGAGCCTCAACTGCCTCGATGAAGTTGTCCGTCGTAGCGACTGAGATGTTGAAGTTCGCAAACTCCCCCTCGTTCCTCTTTGCCACGATGAATCGCCCAATGTCAGGGTGGTCGGCGCGAAGAATCCCCATCTGAGCGCCACGGCGCTTGCCGCCCTGCTTCACCTGATTACACGTCTCATCGAAGACCCGCATGAAGCTCACCGGGCCGCTCGCTTCGCCACCAGTCGAATTGATAAACGCTCCTTTGGGTCGGAGGTGAGAGAAGGCATACCCGACGCCGCCCCCGCTCTGGAACGTCAGCGCGGCCTGCTGAGCCGTCTCGAAAATATCCTCCATATCGTCGCGGGGTTCCAGCACGAAGCACGCACTCAGTTGATTCATGTCGGTTCCCGCGTTCATCAGGGTCGGGCTGTTCGGGGTGAACCGGAGGGTTTCCATCTGGTACTGGAACTCGTCGGCCCACTTCTCGAAGTCCTCGTCGGATACCTCGGCCCCCGCGACGTTCTCCGCGACTCGTCGGAATAGGTCGTTAGCATCCTCGATGATGTTGCCCTCTGAGTCCTTGCGGAAGTAGCGAGCGGGGAGAATACCGTGGAGTGCGTTGTCGGTGAGGCGGTCTTCTACGGAGAGAGAATCCTCGACGGTCTTGATTGGGGTTTCGATGGTCTGTTCGGTTTCGTCTGCTTCAGTTGTGACTACGGACATTTGTATAGTATATTAGTATAGTATGTGAACTACTGAGAGTGATTCAACACATCGAGGGGTTTGTCTCTATCCTACCCTCTACTGTGCGAACTACTTAGAGTGAAAAACACCCCGTACTACCCTAAGTGGGTAATACGGGGTATGGATGTTCGAGTGAAGTCACTCCGTTCGTCACGAAGTTCCTCACTCTATTAGACGGCTACTAAGGACTTAAAGATGCCGAATTAAGTCTTAGTTTGTTAGTTTTCTGTCGGGAGTAGCCGGTCGAGGATGGCCGCGATTCGGCCACGTTTGAGTGCCAATGCCATGAAGAATCCGAGTGCCCACGCCACGAGGGGTGGGGTGTTTGCGAGTTCAGGTATCATATCGTAGGGGACTAAAGACTCAAAGAGGTATCTTTAAGTCCTTGCTTCACGTCTAATAGAGTGAGGAGAAATGGATTTTTCGAGTGTAACCAGCGCCGTTAGTGACCTCTCTAACTACGTGAGGCCGGACGGTACGCCAGCAGAAGAAGAACCGGAAGAAGACCAGCTCATCGAGTTCGTGACCGACGAAGAACTGTACGGAGCGATTCCCGAACCAATACCGGCAAACAAGGTTCTACCGGACTGGTACAAGAAGCTCGGCCAATACACCGCCAACGACGGCGAGTTTGGCTCAACGAATACCAGAGAGGGAATTAGCCGCTCCACCGTCAAGCGTTGCGCTCCGTTCATGGAGGCAATGACGATGGGGTTCATCATCCCACTCGCGGGAGAAATCCACTTCAGCGCAAAAGATGGGTACGTAGAGTACGAATGGGAATTTCCGAATCCGCTAATCTCGAAGCACCACTTGGGGCAGGTCGGGGGAACTGCGTTCCCAAATCACGAGTGGCCGATTCTGAAGTTCAACAATCAATGGTGTATGAAGGTTCCAGACGGCTACTCGGTTCTCATTACGAATCCGCTCAACCGTCCGGGCCAGCCATTCACCCCATTCTCGGGAGTGGTCGATATTGATAACTACTTCAACAATGTCAACGCCCCGTTCATGTGGACAGGCGGTGACTTCGAGGGTGTTATCCCCGAAGGAGAACCCATCATTCAGGTCATTCCCTTCCGACGTGACACGATTCTCACGGATGCGACCAGTCGCGCAATGACAGAGGGTGAACAGCTCGAACGTGAGCGAACAAAGAACGAACTAAGTTCTCACGTTTCCACGTACCGTGACCGTCGCTGGCAACCGAAGCCGGGGTCGCGGATGCTCCCCAACGACCAAGACGAATAGCCAATTGATTAACTACTATTCTTGCCGGACAAGGAACGTCTCCTTGTCCAAGTAATCTCGTGCAATATCAACGCCAGCGGTGGCGCTGAAGTTCTTTGCGCGGAGATGAGCGAACGGAGCCGAACGCCAATCGTCTTCGTAGTGGGCGTACATCTCGCGGCCTTTCTGCCCATCCGCTCTCTTGAACATCGTAACGTGTAGTTGCATCCCCGGAGCCACGTAGTCGGGGGCGTCCTCTGGAATGAGAACCCACGACCCCTCACTCTCGCGCCCATCGGGAAGCGACTTGAAACACGCAATCGGATTCCGCCGGAAACCAGCATCGACCAACTCCAACTCGATGCTTTCCTCCCCTTCGGAGAACGCACCGACGTACTGATTCAGTCTTGTTTCACCAACGCCGTATCCGCCGAACGGGGTTAGGAGTGGGTGTAGTCGTGGATACAGCCACGCTCGTAGACCCTCTTGCCAATCGTCGTCACTATCGAGTAGAAATCTCGGGAACATAGAAAGAAAAAGAACCCCGGCTTACGCCGAGGTAGAGTCGTCAGTAGTGGAGCTTTCGGAGTCTTCGAGGGTCTGTGCGTAGCCCACGTCCTCTCCGCTCACAACATCCCACATCAGGGACACCGCCTTTTCGAGAGCGGCGAGTTGAACTTGTGGGTCGGGAGCGTCCTTGGAAGTCTCAACGGTGTAGTCGGAGATAGAATCCGAGATTAGTTGCTTTCGCTCGTCAGTAACGAGAGAGCGGTCAACTGCACTCGAACCCTCATCGGGTACAATCCGCTCATCGAGATATGCGTCCTCGATTTCGGGGTCAACCTCCACCTCGTCAATTCGAGAGTCGCCAACTTCCGAGCCATCATAGCCCGGAGGCATAACCAGAACAGTAATTTCCTGAACCATTTTAGACCAACTCCGTCACGTCATAAAGGAAGGTCGCGCCGTCTTCGCCCACCTTACCAGCGTTCGCGTTATTGTTCGCACCATTCCGGCGCTGACCGCCGGGAATACCCGGATTACCGCCGCTGAGGTCGATAGTTGGGGTCTTGTCGGTGAAACCGATGATGAGGCCACCAGAGCCGCCACCACCACCTCCACCATCCATATCGTTGCGTTCCTCGTTGAAGTTGGAGAACGAGTTTCCATCCCATTCATTACCGGAACGGCGACCCCAGTAGCCGTCACCACCGTCACCCCCACGAACAGAGAAGGTCACATCAAGGGAAACGGACTCAGACACGAGAAGAATGAAGCCACCAGCACCGCCACCGCCGCCTCCTTCACCGCCTTGGTAGTTAACTGAAGCACTACCGTTGTTGTTCCCATTGGGTTCGACACTAAGGGCATTGTCATTTTCGTAGTGTTCATCACCATTTCCGGCGGCTCCACCCTTGGTAATGAAACTTCCACCAGCACCACCACCGCCCCCACCAACTTCAATGCGGTCGCGGTAATTGCTGTTATTGTTGTTCGAGTACCTACGAAGTTGCTCAGAACCACCACCACCAGCACCACCACCGGAACCGGGAAGTAGGGTGTCGATGGGACTCTGAGTGATGTAAGCGCCGGAGATGAGGTAGTCCTCGATGTATGCCTTCAGCGTGGAGTCGTTATAGATGGAGGAATGGGCATTTCCACCCCCACCACCATTCCGATTACCATTCCAGCTATTGCCATCGTAATATGCGTCGGAGCCTTTCCCTCCACCGCTCCCACCACTACCAGTTTTTCCAGTAGCGGGAATACTATATCCAGCACCAGAACCGCCGTTGTTCTGATTACCAAAGCTATTCCCATCCCCTCCGGTGGCTCCATCAACGTCTATTTCGCCAGTTCCGGTGATTTCCTTTGCGAAAAGTTCGAGGTTGCCGCCGGACTTTGCGCCGCCAGCTCCCGAGCCAGCAATGTCATTCTGAACCCGGATAACCCCATTGACTGTAAGAGTTCCCGTGACCATCAGACGGGAACGGGATGGTAGAGTAAGAGTGACACCATCCTCAACGGTGAGGTTGGTGTATTCGAGAATAGGATTCTTCTTCGTTGTATTCGCACTAACCGTTACGTCACCGAGCTGTCCACTTCCGTAGTTGACCATAGATTAGAAATTAATTATGCCTGCCGCCGAGCGAGCCGCGTGTGGCGGTATCTCGCTCTCATGTCCTGAGCTTTCCATTCCTCCTCATCCTCGGGGGAGAGTCCCGCGTCTCCGGGTCGCATCGTCCACCTGCGGAACACCGCATTGAGGGAGGGGTTGTTAGCCATATCCTCCCGGCTAATCCGAACGCGGAACTGTGGGTTCACCGACCCATCAACCGCCGCGCTGAGGTCGCCGTTGTTGTCCACGTCAGGAACGAGGACATTCCCGTTTTCGTCCTCCACGTCGATGATTACGGACTCTCCGGCGAGGGTCTTGGTGTACCGAACCAAGTCCCAATCTCGAATCCGCTCGTCCGGGGTCGGGAACTTAACGACCGCCTCACCGTACTCCCGAGCGCCCGTGTGAATATCGTCAACGTAGACGTTCCGGGTGTTACCGGAATTTGCCGCGTTGTTGTCAACTCGGAACTCGTCCCATCCAGAAGCCGCACTCTCCAACGAGTAGGTTCCATCGAGAACCCCGTCGATGTAGAGGTCGTACTGGTCGTTACCGAAGTCCCAATCGAACTCGTAAGCGTGGGTAGTTCCCACATTCCAGCTCGCCATCAACTCGGTCGTACCGCTACCAGTAAACAGCTCAACGTTTCCGTCACCGTCGTTATACTGGATACGGAGAATCCGAGTCGTCCCGCTGAAGACCTCGATACCAACGAAGTCGTTGATGTTCGCGGTGTCAGACTCCACCTGAACAGCCACTTCGAGGTCTTGGATAATCGGGGCTTCCCGAGTAAGATGGGGAGTCGCACGCTCACCAACTGCCTGAATCTGAAGCGACTGCGTTCCCGAGAGAACCGTTCCCGACTGAGCGGAGAGGAACGACGTTCCGTTCGTCCACTCCCAAAGGTCGTGGTTCGCTTCGTATGTTTCCTCGAAGTCAGCGACGGTCTGCTCGTTGATGAGCATAATCCGACCGTCCTTCGTGAGCTTCGTTCGCGGAACCGTCTCGTGGAGAACCGTCAAGTCCCCATCCGCCATCGAGTCGTACTCCTGATACGCTACGTCGGGGAACACGTCGTAGCTCGAACCGTCAGAAACGAACAGAAGGTGGTTGCTGTTCTTGAACCACGTCGTTCCCTGCGTGTTCTCGGTCGGGTTGTCCGACTGAATGAACTTGAACCCACCAAGCTGTTCGGGGGACTTCCCCTGAATCGTCTCGGCGTCAGCGACCTGCCCATCGTTGTCGGGGTCGATGGTGTTCGTGAGGTCGATGAGGTGCTGAACGTCCTCGATGAGATTGTAGACGAGGAAGTTGTCGTAGTGGGTGACGGGCGGGTTTTCCTTCGTGTACCTGTACCCATCGGGGAACTCAGCCCGCTCGTTAGCGGCGGCTCCCCACGTCTTTAGTTTAGAAGTGTACGCCATTTATTGAATCAGTCCTCCTTTTGTCCCGCCCGTTCCGGTCGGGTTGCCCTCGGAGTCAAGAGCGTCGTAGCCGTTTTCGTAACCGTTCCAATTCCCGCTCTCGAAGTCCTCCTTCGTCTTGTAGCGGAGCGAGCCGTTATACTGAGTCTTCACCGTCGTCCCGACCGGCGCGAGCTTCCGGGCGACCTTCGAGATTTCCTCACCCGAGAGGTCGATGTTTTGAACGTCGTCACGGGGGAGAAGGAAACACACCACTCGGTCGTGAACTTCCCCAAAGAGGAATCGCCAGTCCTGAAACCACAAGTCCTCGATTTCGCACCCGAGGATTGTAGCCATCGTGTTGAAAACGTCTTCGGTGGTTCCCTCGCTCGTGTTGAGCTGGTACTCCGCGATAACCCGCGCCCGGTAGTGGTCGCGGCTCTCACCGGAGTACCGCTGAACCTGAACCATCCCCGCGAGTTCTTCGAGGGAGTTTACGTCGAGAGCATCCTGAACGGTCGTCTCTCGGTCAAGTTCCTCTACGTCACCATCGAGGTCTACAACTTGGCGACCAACCGCATCGAGCAGTTTCCAGTTACCAGAGTCCTCCCCGTTCCCGTAGTAGGACGGAAGGGAGTCAACCAGTTCCTCGATTTCTTCGTGAAGCGTAGCCATTCAGCTACACCTCGCTCGTCGTAATCGTAATGTCCTGCCGAGCGTCGGTCGTCGCTTCCTCCATATCGCTAATCGAGACGTTGCTCGTCCCGGTCGGGGGACTAACCCTGTCCACCTTGAGGGAGGTAACGTCGTACACGCCGGGGATTTCCCGAATCCGGTATTCGACCTCGCCGTACAGAACGTCGTCCGTCACGCCAAGCTCGCCGTCGCGCTCGAAGCCTTCGACGGTCTGCCCGCCGACATACTCGACGATGTTGTTCAGCACATCCTCGTCACTCTCGTAGTTGGCATCGACCTGAACATCTGCCTCGATGTAGATGGTCACGGGGTTCGCCCGCGAGAAGTCAATCGGGAGCGTCTGACCGTTCGGGAGATTCGCCGGGACTCCCTGAACGGCCACACCGTTCACTCCCGCCACGAGAGTCGAATCCATCCCCTTCGTTTCGAGGATAGCCTGCGCCACATCCGCGTCCGTGCCGCCCGTGACGACCAGCTCGCCGGAGTTAGACGGGAGGTTGTGTCCTCGCCCGTTGTCGTCCTTCGTGTCGTTCACGAGGATGCTGACGGACGTGACGCCCTCCACGTTCTGTACCGCGCTCACCAGCGCCGGAGCGGTCGCGCTCGAACCCTCGGCCAACTCCTCCTTCGCTCGCTTGCGAAGCTGGTCGTCGGTTTCCTCGTTCTCGCCACCGACCGTCTCGTTCGCGTTCGTGACCGTCTCGATACCCGCGAGCGGAACCGGAAGAACCGAAATCGCGTTCGCGCCAACGTTCCCGTCAGCGCCGGGTTCCACCGCGATAATCGGAGCGGTCGCGCTCGAAGTCCCCTGCTCGATAGTCGCGCCCTGCGTAGTGACGAACTGCGTCGGCGGCTCCGAGGCCGTCTGAACCTTTGTCCCCGCCGGGATGTTGTAATCAAGCTCAGCGATGTTCTCACGAGAGAACGTGACCTCGCCCGTAGCACGGACGGAAGGCTGTCGCTTCACTCCGATGAGTGCTGTTAGAAGACTGAGAGCCGAGCCGCTGGCGTTGTCAATCTGAGTGGATTCGAGGACAAGTCCAATGTCGTCCTGTGCCTGTGCGAGACGCCGAGCGATAGGCCGGTAGAACTGCCTGATTACAGCAAGGTCAGACTCCTTAATGTCCTCTGACCAATACTGCTTCGCGTCGGCAATCATCGCATCGAGGATTTCCTCCTCGGTGTCGCCGTCAAAAGAGCCGTCTTGGGAAATCGTCATCCGCTAATATTCTCCTCGAAAATTCGGTCTGTTTTGTAGTCGATACTTACAACGTATGTGTGAGGGTTCTCCTTGTGCGGCGAAACGTCGATTCCCGAAATCTCCGAGAGGAAATCGTGTTTCCGTGCGACCCGAGTTGCTTCGAGCTTGAGCTTCTGCTCAATCGTAGATTGGTCGAACTCTCCGATGGTCGAGCTACGCATTAGCTCGGTCATTAGAATTACAACCGACTGCTCGAACTCCTCGCGCCCACTCACCGTACCGAGGTCGCCGTTCTCGTTGAGAAAAACAGAGAAGTCACTATTTAGGGCTAAATCCAGCATGAGAGGGGTGAAGAAGGGCGTTCTCTACTACTATTAATGGTAAAGGGTTTATATATGATGTGAGCTATTCCGTGTGCGTTACAGCGCCGTTCCCACCACTATCAACCACCTGAGCCGTCCCCGCACCGGGGTCGCTCGTGGAGTCACCGACCCGAACGACGGGCCGACCGTTCACCGTGAACGAGGGAGACTCGTCGGGAACGAGGTCATGGGAAGAATAGCTCGTACAAGCCGGTGGGTCGCCACTATATGCGTGAGCGTGAGAGGGGAAGTGCATCGAGTCGCCGTGGTCGGTGAGCGGAACCCCGTTGATAGTCACCGACGTATCGCCGTCAGCATCCTTCGTCTGTCCCGTCACCGTAGCTTGGCACTCCGAAGGGTGGCCGTCAGCCTCACACGTCGCTCCGTGAACAGCGATTTTCTTGCTCATGCACTACCTGAGGTGTCGAAGTCCACCGAGGACGACTTGAACTGAAGGTGTCCCTCAGTTTCAACAGTCACGTCCCCGGTCGCCTTGATGTTCAACTCGCTCGATGCGTTGATATTCACGTCGTATCCGCCGGATTCGGCTTCTTTGACACTAATCTCCGTTCCATCATCGAAGGCCATCACCTGCTCGTAGGCTTCCGGCTTCTCAGTCAGAAGCTCATCGTCCGTTTCGAGGACGCCGAGAACGACCCACAGATTGTCCTCCGTCTGTTCGAGGACAACACGGGAGCCTTCCGTGATAGACTGGATGTGTCCGGGGAACTGATGGAGAACAGGTACGTTCTTGTAAGTTACCCCCGCCCGCGCAACCTGAACGTCAACCAGTAGAATACCGGACTTGAAATCCGTAGAAGTAGCTATTCCGTGAATCATAATCAGATGAAGTCGGAGAGTTGAATCCCCTCGTCAGCCTTCTTGTCGGCTTCGTAGGCGTCCTCGGAGATGTATTCCTTCTTGTGCGGGTCGAAGTACCGAGTGTAGGTCTTCACCCTGTCCGGGTGAAGCTGTCCGTCCATTATCGGGATAACATTCAGCCTACACGTCCACTCTCCGTTTTCCGTGATATTGTGCTGAACGCCGGTAATCATAAACTTCTCCAACCGGACTTTCGACTCGCACTCCCCGCCGGTATCCTCCGGCGGAACCGTCACGATGTTGTCTCCGATTTGAACGAACCGAATGTCCGTCCACGCAGAACCCGAGTGGGACGGGAGAAGTTCGAGGTTCCCACTCCATTGATTCCGCTGTTCTTTCAGTAGCCGACGCTTCGCAACGTCCTCCAAGCCGTCAGCCGCCACTTCGAGGTCTTCGGGTTCGAGGATTCTCCCAAAGTCAAGGTCGGGCCGTTCGGCCACGCCCTCCACCCGGTAGTCCTTCGTCCCCCGGCTCATGTTCACAATCTCCCCGAGCTGTTCGCCCCAACTCTCGTTCGGGTCGTGAATCATCTTCCCCCGAACGACGACCTTCATAATCGGGTCGCGCGGCGGGCTGATGTTGTAGTCGAGAAGCTTCCAGACGCGGGAGTCGTCCGGGGTCGCAACGTGGTCAACGCCCGTCGCGTGACGGCTACCGACCCAAAACTTCCCGTCCGGGGCGACCCACGTAGTCACGCCGAACTTCTCGTTCATTTCGAGGATAGCTTCCCACGGCGTGACCTGCTTGAAGTCGAGGGCGTAGTGCCCGTCGATGATGTTGTGAACGTTCTCGCGTTCGAGGTCGCGGATAACGTCGTTCTGGTGCTTCGGCTGGAACGCTCCGGTCTGGTCGCTCCGGGCTTCCCGAATCAAGTCCCACGTTCGCTGGTTCTTCAATTCGAGGAACCACGGGCCGTCCTTGTACGTACTGTGTAGGTACTCGTAGGCCGAACCGGGAACGTCAAACTCGATACCGGAGAACATCTCGCCGTTCGAGGTGTCCCGCTGATTGAACACGTAGCGGTACGCATCTTCGAGGCTGACGTTCTGCCGCTGGTAGTCCACCACGCCACGGTCAAGGTACTTCTGACAGTCGTGTAGCTCAATCGTGACGTTATGGTTCCCGAAGTAAACCGCGTCGGGGAGGTAGAGCATCCGGTGAATAGCCTCCCCACCGAACTTCACAACGACAGGCCGGGGGCGGTGAAGCTCCCCATCGTCGGCTTTGACAGCCCCCTCGATGTGGTCAGCCACTCCCTTCGAGAACTTGGCCCGAACGAAGTCGAACTTGTTGTAGTTCCGCTGGAAGTCCATTTCGAGAGGCCGAATCTCCACGATGGGCCTATCGAGGTCGTTGCTCTCATCGAGGAAAGCAAGCGTCACAGCGGCGTCTTCACAGTTCATTGGTTATCGAGGATGCTACTCACCAAGTCGTTCTCCGTGTCGTTGCCAAACTCATCGAGGCCGGTCGAAACGAAGTCGAACGTGTACGTGAACATCCATTGCCGGTAGACCGGATTCCAGCCTTCCAGCTCGCCCACGTCGCCGCCCTTGATGTAACACTCCATCCCGCCGTTCGGGGAAATCGGAGTAATCATATCCACGACGCCTTCGTGTTCAGCGAGCTTCTGGACGACTCGGAGGTTTTCCTCAAGAATGACTCCGGTAGCGTGGAACTCGGAGTTCTTCAGATTCTTGATAGACACGTCCTCGCCCTGACATTGCTGGCCCTCGCGCCGAAGCTCCTTGTCGAAGCTCTGGTTGAAGCGGTCAGGGAAGAACAGCGGATTGAACTCGAATAGAACAGGCTTGTTTTCTTGAGCCGACACGTCGTTCGTGTCGTCAGTCTCGGGCTGGCCCAAGGCAATAACCTTGAACTGGATACCCTCGTTCGGGCCTGCCTGAATGGGGTCTTCCTCGATGTAAGTGTCCCCACCTCCGATATTCGCAAATGCGTTTACCATTTATCGTCCATTTCCACCACTAAGAGAGAGCGACCGGGTGGAATCGGTCGTGCGGTCAAGCTTCGCTACGTCCAGCATCTTCTGAGTCGTCGGCCCGTCCGTCGAACCGTCAACGTTGAAGTTGTAGGTGTCACCCTCGTTGATTACCGTGTTACTCCCACCACCCGTGTAGCCGGAGTAGTCGCTACCCCCGGAGGGCGGGCCTTTCGGCTTCATCGCTTGGTAGGCGAGGATACCCCCACCGACCAACAGAGCGCCAATCCCCGTGGCAATCAACGCGGCCTTCAACAGACCGAGGGACGCGACCGCCGACATAACCGCCGTCTTCACGGTCGCCATTGCCCCGACCGCGCTCGAAGCAAGCCCGGCCATCGCTCCCGACCCCGTGAGGCCGAGAATCATCATCGCCATACGGAGCTTCGAGATGATGAGGATAGTCTTCACCATCACAACCCCGATAATCCCGAACAGGACGATAACCGCCGCGAGCGCCCGGTAGAACGGACTGCTGAGAATCCGGGTCAGCCACGCGAAGAAGTCGATGAGCGGCTTGAAGACGATAACGAGGTGCGCGAATATCTTAGCGAGATTGTAGATAATCTCAATGACCGACTTGATGACCCCACCGAGAGCAATCAGGGATTCCTGATTCTGGTAGGCTTCCATCACAAGCCACTCGAAGAAGTCGAGAATCGCGCTCCCGATTATGTCACCGAACCGCATCCCGAGTTGGGACACAACGCCGTCCATCTCGCGGAGCGTTCGGATGAACTCAGCCGCGAACTCCGTAGCTCCGTTCAGCGCGTCGAACAGCGCGTACTGGTAGCTCGTTCCGGCGAGCTGTTTCAGCTCGTCGTTGACCTTCTCAAGCCGAACCGGAAGCACGTCGAAGAACGCGCCCTGAATCGGAGCGAAGGTCTGCATCGAGGGCTGGAACGTCTCGTACAGGTCTTTCTTCAAGTCCTGAACTTCCTGCCGAGCGTTCCGCATCGACTCTGCCATCGTGTTGCCGTGACCGGCAAGACCGAGGCCGATGAACGCCGCGCCAGCACCCGCCATCGAGAGCATAGCCGCCGCGACACCCGCCGCCTGCGTACCGAACGCAATCAGGGCGGGGAGGGCGAGAGCGATGAGTTGCCACCACTTCGCCATCGAGGGAATCGCACTACGGATAATCCCTCGGAGGTTCGAGACGCGCCCGCTCAGGCGCTTTGCCGACTGACCGAGACGACCGAACTTGAGGTCGCCCGGCTTGAGTCCCTTCGCGTCAAGGAACGTCGGGAGTCCACGGTCACGGTCACTCGTGAACATCCCCCAGTTCGTTTTGTCCGTGAGGATTCCCGAGAGAAGGCCGTCCCCAATCGTGTTGCTCAGGGCATCGGCCAACCCGTCGATGTTGTTTCGCCGTCCGACTTCAAAATCGAGGTCGGTATCCGCGAGGTCGTCCATCGAAGTACCGGAGTAATCCGAACCAGCAACCCGGTTCAGAATCTCCCGTAGCCCCATCGTCGGGCGGGAATCGTCGGGGGTGTATCTATCTCCGCTATCACTCCCGGTGTCGCCACCGGAATCGCCCCCTCCCACGGGAGCGCCAATGTCAATTTCGAGGTCTTCGAGCCGGGACGCAACTTCATCGAGGTCGTCAACAAGCGAACTGGATAGCTTGTCGAGCGACTTCATAATGTCGTCCAACTGCGCCTTGAAGTCGCCGTCGAGCGAGAAATCGAAGTCGTTTTCGAGGCGGTCGAGCTGTTCCTCGACTCCCTCAAGGGTCGCAATTACGTCCTCGGCACGAATGTCGAGGTCAATAGTAACAGACATGATTAGTCAACGAACGTGACGTTCGCCTCTGGATTCTCGTCGGGACTGTCGTTCACATACCGTACCGTCTCGCGCCGGGAGCGGGTGTTACCGGACGACGGAACGCTCGGGTGAGCCGCGTTCGGAGTCCGACCGCCACCGCCCATATTACCTCCACGGGCGGCCTCCATCTGCCGTTCCTGTTCTTGATGCTCTCGAACCTTCTCGGCCTCGAACACCTGCCGCTGGAACGGCGTCATTTCGAGCTGGTCGTCGCACCCGACGAATCCAGCACCTACCTCAGACTTGAGGCCGAAAATTATGCCTGCGGCCCCACTATCTGCGAAACTTCTTGGCGTCCTCCGCGTTGCTGGAAATGTCCAGCACCTTCTCCGCAATCTCGATGGACTTCCCACCGATGAGCGAGCGGATGGTGTCCAGAACCATATCCTCGTCCAGACCTTCGGCGTCACCCTGCGTGGTGTCCACGCCCTTCGCGGCGGCCTCCTGCATGATGCCGACGAACTCCTTGTCGAAGTTGCTCACGTCGATAGAGTTGTCTTCACCGGCTTCGCGCTCCTCCTCGATGCGTTCCTTCGCTTCCTCGGCGTCCATGTCCAGCTTGTCTTCGAGGAACGCCGCAATCGGAAGGAACTCAAGGTCGGTGAGCGGCTTGAGGTAGAGAGTCAGACTCTCACCGAGGTATTCCGTCTCGAACTCCTCGCGGTAGTTCTTCCCCCGGAGCGCCAGCTCGCGGAGCTTCGAGATGTTAACGTCGTTACTGTCGTTGTCGGTTTCGTCAGTCATAATAGGTTAAGTGTAAAGAAATTTAGTCGTAGAGCGATTCAGCGAGAAGCGCGATTACGAACTCTCGGAGTCCGTCTCGGGGTCTTTCGTGACCTTATCCATCGCAATCCAGTCGAAAGCCGTCTCAGTCTCAGACTCAGACTGAACCTCGTAGGAATCGCTGGTCACGAGAACGTCCTCGAACGTCTCCGTCTTACCAGAGAGTTCGTGGGTGATGGTGACAGAGCAGGGAATCGGAACGCCATCTTCGTCGTAGATGAGCGATTCGATGGAAACCGGCTCGTTGTCCGGGCCGTGAACCCGCTCGCCCTTGAACATCATCGAGCCGGAGTAGCTGATGGAAGTGACCGAATAGCCACTCGCCTTCAGCGAGGATTCCCGAATCTCGGAAATCTCAATGTCCTTGGTCGTGTCCAGCCGCGAGATGGGGACTCGGAGAGTACCCGCATCAACAGCCTCAGCACGCTCGGAATCGGTGAAGCTACCACCATCGTCAGCGGGAGCCGAAACAGAATCCGTCGTAACCTGCGACCCACCACGCGAGATGTTCAGAGTGATGTTTGCCGCGCTCTCAATCCGGTCAACGTTAGAAGCAGACATAATGAGTTAAAAAGTGGAAGTTGAGTCTTTACGCCGAAGCGCCAATCGTGACCGTGTTCTCGATGAAGCGGAGCGGCTTGGCCGTCTCAACCTGAATCTCAACGGCGGCGCTCGTCGCGTCGATACGGTACACGTTCACGTTGTAGTCGATAATCGCGTTCGACCGCTTCAGGGTCTTGAGCTGGTTGCTCAGAAGCCCCTCAAGGGACGCCCGCACCGCACGGCTGTTCAGCCGACCGATGAAGGGCTGTTCGTTCACGCGAATCGTCGTGATAACGTAGTCCATCACGAGCCGGGTGAAGCCGAAGCGGATGCCCGCCTCCTCCGTGTTCGTGTCGCTCACGGTGTTCACGTCGTCGGCAATCCGAGCGCCCTCCGTCTCGTCAGCCAGCGGAACAACGCGCTCGTCAATCAGCGCACCACGGGCCGCGCGGTCAAGACTGACAGCGAGCGACTTCTGCGTGGAGAGGCGCTTGTTGATTGGCGTGGTCGTGATACCGAGCTTCGCGCGGCGTCCAGCGTAGGAACCGAGCGTGGAGTAGCCCTCCGCGTTCCGGGCCGGGTAGACGACCTGAACGCGAGAATCGTCGAACGAGTTGTTGTAGCTCTCCGGGTCGAGGCCGGGAGTAGCGCCGACGATAGCGATTGCGAAGTTGTATTCGGAGGCGAGCGCCCCGACCGTACTCTGCGCGTCCTGAGTCGCGGTCGCTTCCTCGCTCAGCGGAACGAAGAAGTCAACAGCGCCACCAGCGCCCTCCGCGAGCGCCTGATTGCCAGCGTCGTAGTCGCCGTAGGCGTAGTCCACGGAGTCGCCCGTGTTGCCCACGGTCACGTCGGCGTCAATCTTGAACTCTCGCGTCGATGGGTTGACGTAGACCTCGCCAGCACCCGGCGAGAGAGTAGAGAGGTCTTCGTACTTCAGAACGGTCGTGAGGTCGGAGCCGTTGATGGTGAACACCGTGTCGGCGGCGTCCTCGCTCACCGGCCCCTCGGCCAGCGTGCCCGTGTTTGAGGCAAGACCGGAGAGGTCTTCGCCCGTCACGTCCACGAGGTCAACCGCGACCGCGTAGACCGGGTAGGCTCCCTCCGCGAGAGCATCGAGAACGTTCTGCGTGAGGGGACTGTCCTCACCGAACCATTCACGCGCCATCGTCGCACGAGTGACCTGATAGACAGCGTTTGCCTGCGCCGTCCCCGCATCGAGGTCAGCCTGTCCAACGAGTCCAACGTCAGCGGGAGCGCCACCACTCGAAGTGACAGCCAGCGCCGAGTTGACGTTCGTAACAATACCGGGTTCGATAGTGTTGCCGTAGTCAGCCATAGGTTAGAATTAGGAAATTTCGATTGTGTCGGAGACAGACTGGATAACATCGAGGTTGTCGTCAGCCGTCTCGAAGAACGAGTCAAGCTCGAAGGCTTGGTGTATTTCAGTCTCAGCAGGCTCGTTGAACGTGTAGTTCACCGAACCCGAGCTGAGAAGCCGGGCGTCGTTCACGTCCGGGTGGAACGATTCCCACGGTCTGTCACTCAAATCCGCGAGCGCGGATTGAAGATGAGTGAGAATATCGTAGGCTCCCGTTTCGGAGTCGTCTCGAACAACGAGGTCGAACCGAAGTGAGTAGTAGTACCGCTCGATTTGCTTCGTCTCGCGTCCCTGCGAGTCGTACTCGGAACCCGCGTAGTTCGAGTTGTGATGATTTCGATTCCGTAGGTCTACACCGTCGATTAAGACCGCAGGAATCGGGCGCTCCTCCTGAATCCCCGCCGTGTGGACGGGTGGAGGAATACGACTGTTTAGTTCCGTGATTAGAGTTGTGACTGCTTCTTTAGGAAACATAGGAGAAAAGAGGCGGGAGAGAGTGGCTACGTAGCGTTAGTAAACGTCGTCCATCTCACCCTCGATGATTCGTTTCGCCATCATCGGCCCGACTTGCCGCATATGGGATTCAGCGTTTTCGCCCCCGTCCGGGCCGGGGTGCATGAAGTGAATCCCCTTGACGCCGTGGTGCTTGATGTGGCGCTGTAACCAGAACGCCTTTCGGACGGTATCCTCGCCCCACTTCTCCATCAGCGCGTCAATCTCGTCGTCAGCCATTCAGATTAGTTCTCTATCAATATCGTTTGTGCCCCGTAGTACCGGAGCCAGCGAGCAAGTTCCCGAATCTGCTCATCCCACGGTAGCGTCACGTACATCTCGCTCGGAGCCACCGCACCACTCCGGTTCGCTTCTACGACAGGTTCACCGGAGTCCATCTCGTCGTAGAGGGGGCCATCATCGAGGGCGGATAACAGTTCGATAATCTCCTCGCGGTCGCCTTCGTACTCCCACGAGTATTCGTCCGAGGACTCGTCGTACTCGGCCCACCCGCGATTGCCCATCTCAAGGAATTTGACCTTCATACGTCGAAGCCCTCTTGTTCAAGAATCTTCTCAGCCTTGCTACTTACTGGTTTCCGTGTTAGCAGGTACGCTTCGATGAAGTACGGGTAAGTCCGTGCGAGCATCCGTAGCTCATCGAGTTTTTCCCGGTCGGGATTACGCATCGTCATAGCCTCGCTGAACGTGGACATGACTTCTTCCGCGTAAGTAGACGAGTAGCCTTTCGAGAGGACGATTTCCTTCGAGTCTGCCTTGTTCGGGGAGTCGTCGTTGGCGATGAACACGACCTGATACCACCACGCCATGTTCGCCGCTTCTTGAAGCCGCTTCTGTGGCTCCGACTCGGGAGTAGTCAACTCAGGGAACTCGTCCATCGAGGGGTCGTAGAACCTCTGGTCAATCATCCCGACGAACTCCGGGGCTTCCTCCTTCGAGAGAACGTAGTCGTACCCCTGCTCGATGCTTCGATACAGAGTACCGTCCTCACCGACGTACAACCCCTCACTTCCGCCGTAGTCCTCCCACGGTTCTTTGAAACCGAAGGCAATCGCTTGCGTCGGAACGTCGTCTTCGTTGTCGTTCGTGATTGCGAACGAGGTCGGGGAGCCGTCGTTCCCTGTGTATTCGAGAACCCGAAGCTCGCCGTCCTCCCGAATCGCAATGAAGTCGCCCGTGTTCAGCTTCACGTCGTCGGGCTTGAGAACTTGCTGTGGCGTTAGCTCCTGAATGTGGTCTTTCGCCGCTTCCACACCCGGAGAAGTACCCTCAGCATCCATCCGCGCCAGCTTCTCCACGTCGGACTCCCAATCGTGGAAGCCGTAGGGTTCGAGCTGGTCGCGGTTGTCCTCGATTAGATTCCCGTTCCTGTACCGAACCCTCGATGGGTTGGAAACGTCACGGAACATATAGGACTCCACGTAGCCGTGAATCGCGTTCTCATCATCGTAGGGATTCCAGTCGGGAAGACCGGAATCGTACATATGAGAATACTGCTGGTCGTTCCGCTTCGGCCACGGCTTCGCAAAGCGGTACTCAATCGGGTCTTCTTGGAAGAACGTGTAGCCCGCCTCAGTCGGCTGAGTGTAAGCGTGACCGAACTCGTGCGTGTACGTCTTATCGTAGTCCCGACCGAGCGTTCCCTTACGGAACATCTGAAGCCGCCACCCATCCGACTCGGAGCCGACGTGGGCGCGACCGCTGTTGTGCCGGAACTTCTCCCACTCGAAAATCATCCGACCGAGGTGTTCCCGGTCTTTGAACGACGGGAAAATCATCTGCCGGAGAGCTTCCCGAGCGTCCTGAATATCCCGGTTGTTCAGCGTCGTGTTCGAGTCCTTGTGGGTCGTCTTCGCAACCACATCATCGAAGTGAGCGAGCATCAGCTCGTCCTGCCGAGTCTCCGTGGCTTCCGTGAAGTCTTCGACGTGGCGGATTACCCAATCCACGCGGTCGTCAACGTCGAACTCCTCGCCGTTGTCCAACTCCACGGTGAAGTCGCTGTCCAAGCCACTCGGGGAACCCGTGACAGTACCCGTCCGGGTTTCTCCCGTGTGGCGGTTGTAGACCACGACCTCGGAACCGAGGTAGACCATCTCGGAAACCCCATCAGAGGACGAATTAACAACGGCCTCCTTCATCGAGGGGTCTACGAACGACTCGTCGTACTCCGGGCGGCTCTCGGCGTCAACGAACCGAGTGACCGGGATGCTCGTGTGAACAGTCCGGTCGTCGTTCAGCTCAACAACGTCGAACTTCCGGCTGTATCCCTCGTAAGAAGTTGAGTGAACTACGTAGCCGTGAAGGAGGTCGCCGGAGTCCTCGTCGTACCAGTAAACGCGGTCGCCCGTACTGGGGTTCCCGAAGGAACTGAGAACCGGGTGTTCCTCCATCGGGGAGATAATCTGGTCGTACTCCCACTCCGTCCGGTTCCCGTAGCTGTCTTCGGTCGTGAACGTGTCGTCGTTTTTCTCAACGATTTCTTCGAGGAAGTCTCGGTCGTCGCTGTCCCGAATGTAGACCGAATCGCCCTCGTCCACGTCGTCGCGGTCGTAGCGTCCGGTCAGACTCCGGGGAACGTCCGGCCCCACGTCGAAGACCGAGCCGTTCCCGCCGCCGTCAGAATCCGTATCCAAGTCCCACCCGCGCATCTTCCGTGCGACCCACGGGAGTAGGGCTTGGACGGGAGGGCCGCCGTCAGCGTATTCGGACGCCGGAACACCAGCGTCCAGCGCCCCCGCGTGGGGGGCTTCGTTGATGAGCTTGATACTGGAACGAGTCGAGGTGTCTCTCCCGTCGATGATTCGGAATCCCTTGGCGACTTCGTAGTTGAAGTACGCCTGATTCCGATTGATGATTTCGAGGGCCTTCTCGCGTCCCGCGTCAGCGATTTGCTCCGCCGACTTGTCCATCCCGCGCTTCAAGTCGCGCTTGATGTTGCGGATAGTACGCTCTTGACCCTTGACTCGAACCCGTACCCTTCCCATCGTTATTCAGTCTCAGTAACCAGTTTTCCGAAAATCGCAACGTGCGTGTCGTAGATAGTCGGGGACTCAAGCTCGTAGAGAGTCCCATCATAGCGAATCCGAGCGTTTGAGTCGGGCGCGTCGTCCCGAGCGAACAGGAACACCGGGTGGTCGCGCTTGCGGGGGCCACCACGGTTGTTCAACTCCGTGTTCCGGTTCGGATACGTTCTAACACATCGAGTGGTGTGGGACTGAATCCAGTCGTACTGGGGATTATTGAAGTCGTCAACCCCCGTCTTCCCCTCGATAAGAACGTCCACCTGCTTTCCAAGCCGGTCAATAGCCGAGTGAACCGAGCGGCGGGACATTAGAGCGAGATACCTCCGCTGGTATCCTCGTCGTCACCGCCGTACTCTCGGTCAGTACGCGCGACCGAGGAAAGGCCGAACGCCGCGCCGGGCTTCGTAATCCGGCGAATAGCGTTCTCCATATTCCGATACCAAATGGTAACGTCGTTGTTTCTCTTGGCGAGCAGGGCCTTGTGGTCGATAGCCCCCACCTGAACGGTCTGAGAGTCGAGTTCGCCTGCGGCAACCTTGAGGAAAAGTTTGGTAGCCCAATTCAGGGCTTCCTCCTGAGCCGGGTCGCCATACCAATCCACCTCGGCGTCGTTCAGGGAAGCACGTAGCTGGACGTGCCGCTTCGCGTCCGAAAGGACAGTATCCATCTCCTCCTCGGAGATTCGAGAAACCTCGATGCCGGTGAACGCCCGGACTTCGGATTTGAGTGTAGTATCGTCAGTTGCCATTGAAAGTACGAAAAAAGAAAAGTCGAACTCGAACTACCAGCCCGTTTACGAGTAGTTCGTGCTGTCGCCCTTGAAGTGGACAGCGCCGAGCGGGTTCGTCATCGAGACGCCGAACGACATCGTGGCGCTGGCGTTGATGATTTCGCCGGGGACGGTCGCCGGGCCACCCGTGGGGCGGGTAATCTGCATCGGACGGTCGATGTATTCCTTGACAGGATTCTCACCGACGCCGATAACGTAGAACTCGTCGCCACGGAGGTACGGCGTGGTCATCAGCTCAACACCGTCGATGCTGAACGTCTGCTCACGAACGTCCTGCGAGCGCATCCCGGTCGCCATCGGGATGTGGTAGTTCATGTCCCACGACAGCTCGTTGCGGAGCTTGCGCTTGAGGTCGATGGACATGAGGGCGACCTTCTGCCCGTTCCACCCGTGGTGGCGAAGTTCGTCGGCGGCGTACTCGATGTGTTCGGACGCACGGTGCGCCGAAGTGTCACCGAACAGCTCCGAGGTGTCCGAGAAGACGTGCGAGTGCGTGCGGTCGAAACCATACGCACCGTGGTCGGGAACGTCGAACCAGACCGGCTCGCTACCGTCAGCGATGCCGTTGAAAATCACATCGTGGATGATGCGGTCTTCCGTCTCCTTGCCCTCCTCAAGCACGTTACGAACCTGCTTCATAACGTGGTCGCTGGTGGACTTCTCGATGAACCGCTGAGTAAAGCCGAGGGCCTTACCGTATTCGCTCGTGCGAATGGTCATCTGGAGGTAGTCGTCGTCCTTTGCGCGGGTGGTCGCGGGGAACTCACCCTCACTCAGCTTCTCCCACTCGCCCGGCTCAGCTTCGATTTCCTGAAGGAAGGTCTGCTGGTCAACCTGCTCAACGAACAGGTCGCGGAACGGGCGGTCAGCCTCGTTGAAGTAGTTGACGAGATTCTGAGTCTTCTCAGCAATCTCGACAAGCGGAACATCGTCCTTAGTGAAGATTTCGCGGTTAACCATAAAGAGTTAGAAAGTAGAGATTAAGTCTTTAGGCTGGTACTCTACGCCAGCGTCTCGTACTCGTGGTTCACGTCCAGCAGGAACGTCGTCGCGTTGACGGCGACCCCGAGGTACTGAACCAGCTCACCAGAAGCCGAAGGAGCGGTCTGCGTGACGCCACCGCCGACGCCGAGGTAGACAGGCTCGTTCGGGGTGAAGTCCACCGTCTCGTCCTCGTCTTCGAGGTAGATACCGTGGGTGAAGTACGTCACTTCGTCGCCAGCCTGCGTGCGCTCCTTGTCGTAGGCTTCATCGAGGCGGCGACCCATCGTGCCGTTGTCGTGGAGCGTGGCCGACCAATGCGAGCGGTCGTACACGTCCTCCATGAGAACGCCGATAGCGGGCTGTGCAACTGCCGAGTCAGCGTCGGCGGGAACAACGATGGTGTTACCATCGGCGTCCTCGCTCAGACCCACAACGTCGCCTTCCAGAACAGGAAGGGCAACCTCGGGGTTCAGAGTCTCACCGTCGCGGTTCAGCGGCGTGTCCTTGAACTTAGCGAACTTGAAGTTAGCCATGATAGATTAGAAATGTAGTCGTTTAGAAGCCGAGGCCCGGAATGTCACCGAGATACTGCTTGGCGAAGTCAGCCTCCGCCTCCTCGTCGTGCGTCTCACCGCGCTGGCCCATGTCAGAGAACTCGGCCTCCTCGTCCTCGTCTTCCTCCTCCTCGTCTTCCTCATTCGCCTCAGCGAACTCAGCAAGAAGCTCACGCTTCCGCGAGATAGAGAAGTTAGCCAGCTCATCCTCACCAAGAGGCGAGGACTCGGCAAGCTCCTCGGTCAGCTCAGCATCGAAATCCTGAACCTCCGAGACGCGGCCCTCAAGACCTTCGATAGTCTCGCTGGCCTGCTCGAACTCCGCAATATTCTGTTCCTGTGCCTCAGAAAACTGACGAACGAGGTCGGCAAGCTCGTCAGCCTCCATCTCATCGAGGTCGGTGTCGAAAGTAACCTTCTGGAAATCCATAGTTAGTTAGAAGGAGATAGTCTCCGTGCGGGCAGAGAAGGCCGAGTTCTCCGAGGACTCCCCCACATCGAGGGGGTTGGCTTCGTCCTCATCATCGACCTCGGCGGTCGCCTGCTCCATGATGTGTTCTGCGAAGGCGGCGGTCGGAAGACCAAGCCCACCTTCATCGTACCCGCCGGGGAACGGGACGGTACTGAACTCTCGAATCTGCCCGTCGATGAGTTCAGGCTCTCCGTCGTCGTTCACCACGGCTTCATACTGATTACCGAACCCGACCGAGCCATCGGTCATCGTCGGCGGGGTGTACGTCAGGCGCTTCACCACTTCGTCGTGGGTCGGAGCGCCCGTGTTGAACACCCGATTCATCAGCATCAGCTTGCTCACCGACTCCTCGAACCACACCTTCTGGACTTTACCAATCTCGTCCAGAGGGCGGTCGGAGTGGCCGAGCATATACGGCTCCTGTCCCGAGTAGTCCTTCGCCGCGACCTTCCGCAAGAAGCTCTCCGTGATACGGACTCCGTTACGGGCCTCAGGCGGGCCGGGTTCCATTGCTTCGTACACAACGTCAACCGACCGGAGCGTGCCGTCGTCGTCGCGGTTCTCACGAACCCCATACTCGTTGAACCCGTCGAGGTCAACGGACTCAGGGTAGTGTCGCCCGGCAGTAAACTCAAGCTGAGCGTCGGAAGTCACCGGAGTAGGGCCGTCGTCAGGCGGGGAATCGGTACTCGTGGAAAATTCGATTTCGTGTAGATTGAGACTCATAGAATAGTAAAGAGATACGAAGCTCCCGCACCCACGAGAAGCGTCAGCGCCGTCAGGAACCCGCCGATAATCAGCGCGTTCCTCCGGCTCCGATTGTCGTTCTTCGCAACTTGACCTTCAAGCGGAACAATCCGATTGTCACGCAGGTCTTCGACCTGAGCGCGGTTGTTCCGAGAACGTTCGTCCGTTCGTGCGAGCTGTGAGTTTAGGTCTTGTATCTCACTCAGAATACTCTTAAGGAGTTTTACCTCAGAGTCAGAGTCCCCATCGTCGTCGTCAATGGGCATTGTCAGGCGTTTTCATCCTCCGTGATGGACTGTCGATTGCGCTCGTTTGAGCTGTCGCGCCCCGACTCTCGGGACACGACCTCCCCGCCCGCCGACTCTACACCAGTCCCGGTGTCAGTCGGACGCCCACCATCAGGGTTCTGAACCCTGTCGCCACGCCCGGCGAGTTCCGTAATCAGAGGAATAATCTCGCTTGAAAGCTCGTCGGGGGACGGCAGTTCAACCTCGGGGTCGATGCCTGCCCTCTCCGCGAACGCTTCACGAGTAAGGAACCCGGACTGATACAGCTTGATGAGCTTATCAATCTCAAGGCGCTTCTCAGCCGACGAGTGTTCACCGAACTCAAATTCGGGAACAACACCGTCAAACTCGTCCAGCGACGATTCAACCATCAGCGACTTGAGAACCTGATTCTCAACAGCCGACTTGATGATGTTCTGAAGCCGCTTGATACGCCGCTTGAAGGACGGCATCGAGGCGGTAGCTTCGCCGGTCGAGCCGCCCATGTTCATCAGGAGCGCCGGGATACCGAGGCCCGTGACGATACGGTTCTGAAGATGCTCGAACGTTCCTTCCAGCTTCATAGCGCCAGCCGTCGATGAAGTAGAAGTCACGCCGACGACCTCAGACTCAACATCGTGGGGAGCCGCCAGCATCGAATCCGGCTCAATCTGCTCCACGGTGTCCAGCCATCCGCCAATCTGGTCTTCCGACCATTGCTCCTCCTCAGTCCCGAGCTTCCAGAGAACCGGCGGGTACGCCTTCGTCGCAACGAACCGGGCGTAGTCGAACTCCATATCGCGGAGCATATCCGCTTGTTCCTGAATCGGCTCGACGAACGACCGACCGAAATCCTCGGCGGGGTCTTTCGTGAACCAAAGCTCAGCAACCTCGTGAGGCTTGTACCGAGTCGCTTCGTCGTCGTCCGGCCCACCGCCACCCGGCGGTTCCAGAGCGTACTCCGTCACGAATCCGTACTCGTCGGTCTTCTTGTGCATCCGCTCGGTCGGCAAGACGCGCGGTAGGAACCGCTCGTCCTGTACGACCAGCTCCATGAACGAGTGACCGTCCTGAGCCGCGTACTCAACCCATTGGTTGAACACGCGCCAAAACTCGGAGTTGTGAAGCAGGAGCGCGATAGGCGCAATATCCTGCTCGGTCTGCGTCACGCCCGTACCGGGTACGTTTCGCGGAGAGAGATTGAATCCGTCACCGCAAAGCCAGTCGATGAGTGTGTAAAGTCCCTCGTGAACGTGGGGGTCAGTACGAACTATGTCCCGATTCTTCTGAATCTCGGACTTGGGGGCCTCGGAAGAACGAGGGCCGGAGAACCGACCGCCACCCCCCTGCCCGCGCTCTTTGATAGCGCCTTTCGGAGAGTCAGCGGCGAAGTCCAACCGCTCATCCTCACTTGGAGGGTCAACAAAATTGCCTTCGGTCATTTAAAGAGAGTAGATTAGAACTGTCGTCGCCGCCGCTCAGTCGAACGGCGTCTGTTTCGTGCTTTGTATCCGCGCTTTTCGCGTCCGTGAGAGAGTGCGTAGCCGCGACCACCACCGGACGAACCGCTGATTTTCAGGCCCGCCCATCCGTCGCGTTCCTGCGGTTCGTCCACTTGAACCGAAGGGGTCACGTCCTCGCGCTGTTGGAGGTTCCGCGACTTGTCGGCCTTGAAGTTCGGAGGGAACGCCGCCAGCACCGTCGCCATAGCGAGGTCGTCCTTCCCCTCCGGGGCGTGTTCCTTCCCCGTGAACTTCGGCTTCTGCCAGTCCTCCTTCTGCTGTTTGACAATCGAGCCGAGCTGTTCTCGGAGGGTGTCGTCCTCGGGGAGAGAAACGAGGTCGTTGTGAAGGGCGTAATTCATGTTGCCCATCATCTTCTCCACCTTGTCCTTCGCGGAGAAGTTGAACCCCGTATAGCCGCGACCAATTCGCCGTCGAACTTCGTCGTGGAACCCCTGTCCCACGCCCGTCATGTCCATCACGACGTTCGAGACGCCCATCGCGTGATAGACCTGAGAGATACGTTCGGCCACCGCCGCCGGGTTCTGCCGACTCGATGGAGTGATTCCCGCCTGCGACAGCACGCGGTCGTTCACGACCTCCTTGTACCGGCAGTACCGCCGGGGGCCTTCATGCTCGAACACCACAATCGCGGTGTCGTCGGAGTTGAACCCAATGTCCACACCCATAACCAGAGTGTTGGGAGTGTCGTATCGCCTGAGGCCGTAGGAGTACCCCTCAGCGGCCCCCCGCTCCATTGCGACCTCTATGGTAGGCATAGAGAAGAAGCGGTACTCGTCGCTCACAGGGCGGCACAGATACTCTTGTGCGAAGCCGTTGGGGTCGGAGGCTCGCTGAGTCTCTGCCGCCATCAAGTCGAAGTCGCCCCGGACTGGTTCAATGTCCTGCTCGAATAGCGAAACGTCCGTCTCGATTTCGTCTGCGTTCTTGAACGTCGGCTGTTTCAGCGCGAGAATCCCGTAGTCGTTCTGCCCATCCGCTGTCCCACGCTCGTTCGCCTCCATGAACTCGTCGTTCGGGGCCTTCGGCGTGGACACCTGAACCATCTGACTCGAACCGAGACTGATGGTTGGTAGGTACGCATCGAGGGTGGCGCTCTGGTCTTCGAGGAAAGCCATCTCGTCAATGAAGACCGTCTTCGGGGGGTCTTCACCACGAGCGGAGTCCGGGTCGCCCGTGTACGCCTTGATACGCGACCCGTTCGGAAGAACAATCTCGTCCTGATTGTCCTTTTCCAGCGGAATGTTGATTTTCGCGTTCTTGATTAGCGTCTTAATGTCGCTAATCCGCGAGTTCGACTGTCCCTTCGTCTTCGAGAGGATGGGGTAGAACGTATCCGGCTTGAGAAGCGCCTCAATCAGGATACAGATTCCAATTACGTAGGAAACGCCAATCCGCCTCCCCTTGTAGATGTTCAGAATCTTAGCATCGCCGTAGAAGTAGGCGTGCATAATCCGGGGCTGGTACGGTCGAAAGAGCTTCAGCGGCTCAATTTCGTCCGTTTCCAGATTCTTTGCCCGGAGAATGTCCTCAGCCAAGAGGTCGGGGCGACCGTTCCACCTTTCGAGCAACGCATCAACGTCAGCATCGCTCTCAGAGGCGAACTTTTCAGCTATTTCCTGCATAAAATGGGTCTAAAAAATAGGGCCTGCCGGAGTCGAACCGGCCTCCGAGCGTCCCAAACGCCCGATGATAACCACTACACTAAGGCCCTAAACTACCGAATATCGGCTAAATCGACGTAAGAATCGCCGTCAAGCGCCTCAATCCACGCATACCAGTTCCGAGAATCCTCGATGAGATACCTCGGTGGCTCCACACCAGAGTCTCCAAACTCCAATCCGACGGCTTCGCCGTCCGAAGGAGTATTCGTTCGGGGGTAGGATTCAGATTTAGACCGCTTGACCGGCTCGTAGGGATTCATTTAGAGAGATTCGCCGCATCGAGGGGTGTGAGTCGGCTACCGAACCGTCAGAGTGACCGAATCCCCGCAAATCTCCACCTTTTCCACGTCAGCGGGGTCAACCTCCGTGGAACCACGGATATGACCGTCCAGAATCGACGCGAGGGGGAGCGAGAGGCCAAATTCGACCGTATCGTACTCGAAATCCGGCTCAGAAAGACCGCAATCACAGTTTTCGCAGGGTTCAGTCACGTTTAGTCCTCGAAAGTAAGATTTTCCTCGAAGTTCGCTTCCTCAGTCTCCTCTCGGACGAGCTGGCCGTCCTCGGAGACGCTATACTCGGATGTTTCTGGTTTGTCCATCTTGTCGTACCTGCCCCTCGATGCGGAAATCCCCGAGAAGAACGCCACAGGTGGGGCAATTCCCGCCATCGGGGGCGTGATAACCGCAATTATAGCAATTCATAGTTGATTCACCGCCGCACCAGAAGGGTCGAACCGCTCACCCTCCGACCCCGGAACCTCCGGGGAACCGCACACGAGTCACGAAGAACCTGCGTTGACGGACGGAACTGATAGTTCACGCCACCGACCATCCCGATTATCGGCTCTCCAAGACGGAAAGCGAGGTCGTCGTACAGGTCAACGTCCATATGCGCTTCATCCTCACGCCACGTATGCACCTCGGCGTCCAGCACGAGGTCGTAGTCGCGGGAGAAGCGAGTTAGTTCAGGCATCTTCGTCCTCGAATATGTCGTCGTCGGGGTCGAACGACGGCTCCTCGCCGTCCTCGCCCCCACCGAGAACAGCCTCCGCCGCAACTGCGGCGAGCTGTTCCGTCGCGCTCGCGGTCTTCTCGTCCGTGTTCATCTTGGACGCCTCCTTCGGGGTCAGCCCAAGTTCCTTCATTATGTCGAGAATGAGCTTCTGCTTGAGCCGGAGGTCTTCGCTCAGACCGTGAGCATCCGTAATAACGCGAAGGTTTCCGTTCTCGTCGTACACTTCCTGCCTGTCCATCTCACCCTCATCGAGGATGTATTTGGACGAGCGGGCTACGCGAACGCGCCCGAGCGCCGCCTGTTCGAGCAGGTCGTATCGAGCGGGGTCTTCCTCCTTGGACGGCCACCCATAGGCATCCGCCCACGACATGATGAAGTCGTAGAGCTTCTGGTCGTCCTCGTCAAAGACCTCTTTCAGATGTTCGTCAGTAGCGTACATTCCGTGTTTGAGTGCCGCGAGTAGTTCGAGATTGTCGTTGTTGCCGTTCGCGTTCTGGTTCGCGCCGTGAAATCGGCACGAGTGAGCGTGGTCGCCATTATCGAGGCGTGCCACGCGGTTAGAGCAGTATCGTGTTGGCCCGTCGTAGTCCTCGGGCTGTTTCCCGATTCGTGTAAGGCAGTAGGCGGTATCGAAGGGAATCCCCTTCTCGGCCTTCGGTGTGGAAAGATACTCGTGGCGTAGTTCCGCGAGTTCCTGCACCGTGTAGCCTGTCACCTCTGCCTGAGCCATTGTGTTATACTAAAAGTGATTCACCGCATCGAGTCGTTTTCTCTAAAACTCGGGTTAGAAAAGTAGAACACCCGAGCTAAACCGACGTAAAACAGAACCAGAGAGAAGAATCTGAGTCACCAGCTCAGAATCCAGAGAAGAAAGCCAGTATAGGAGGTCTTCGTCGTCGCTTCACTCCTACACTCCTATTAATGGTAAAGGGTTTATATAGGAAGGGGGGTGTTCAAATACTACTTGTCAGAGAGTAGAGCAGATAATCGGACTGTATCTGACCCTGAAAATCTATGCGTCTGAATGGCACTCTAAGAAGAAGTGCGTGCGATAAGTCTTAATACCCACATTGTCTCCTAAACAAGTATGCCTGACCCGGTACACAGCCACCATGTTGCGGTTGATGAGGAACATGATTTGCTGAGCCGGGGAGCGCACGATGCGAGAGGGCCGGGTTCACTCTCAATCTCCGTAATCCAAGAACTCGCTGACCTGCTCGACGTAGACCCCGTGACGACTCCCCTCCATCTGGAAGACTGCATCGACCCGGATTGGCTTGACAAACTCCCCTTAGCCGACACCGTTCACGGCTGTAACAACGTCGGCGTTGCCTTCCACTACGGCGACTACAAGGTGTTCTGCTGTTCGTGCGGAAAAATCGCGGTCTACGGCGACCTCGAAATGCACGAGCGAGGCGAGATGGTGACTCCCCACTCGATGAGTAACATCACACCAGAAAAAACCGAACTGGAACTCCCCGAACACACACGCAAGGCCCGTCCAGATGGGGGCCGTACACTCGACGAAAAACCAGATGAGTTCTCCCACGAGAAAGGAGAACACCTGCTCGCCGGAGCTGGCTTCACCCTCCTCCAAGCCGTCACCAACGTCCCACCACTCATCTGAAAAACCCGATTTTCTGACCTCAGAAGTGAAAATTCTGAGAGGTACTTACTAAATATGCGCCTGCGGAAAGCACCTTAATGTTCTAACCGGGTGGCCCCCTCGCCCCCTCGCTCGGGCTTGTACCCCCGGATATGTACGTTATCGCTGTGCCTACGCGGGCGCGGGGCGCGTACCCGGTCGGTCGGTCGGTGTGTCGCTCCGGTGGCCCGTCCCGTCCCGTCCCGTCCCGGTCGCTCCGGTCGCTCCGGTCGTACTGGGCCGTATATCCGTCTCTCGCCCCCCGCGCGGGCCGTACTGGGCCGTCTCACACCGTCCATACGGGCCGTTATCCCGACTCTCGGGCCACCTGAAAACGGCGCATTTGGC